GTGCTACAAAGCGTGATACTTAAAATAAGTTGTAGGTGAAGTTATAGTCGCCATATTTACATCTTGTGCATTAAATGTACCGGAATCGAGAAGTGTCCAACCAGTGGCACCGGTTGAATTACTTCCTAATATAGAGTAATTTACAACACGTCTGGTTATAGTTTTACACGTTACTGAAACTTTCGTAATTTTTAATTTATTTGGACTTCCCATTATGATATGAACCCCGTCATGATTTGTAGAATCTGTATCAGTTAATCGACTTTGAACACTTGTAAATCCATAATCATAATTACCTGATGTATCATAATCTTCGGCGGTTTTCCAAAATGTTCCCAAATTTTCATCGAAAGCTTTCCATCCGAACTGTCCATTATTATCTTCTGAGTGATGGGATGTTTTCAAACTATATCCACCTTGAACCACTGTGGAAGGACCCGCCCAATACGTAGAAACGGTTCCGTTCGCAGTTGTATCAAACTTCCCCTCTTCAAAAACAATCTCGGGGTACTTCTTCAACTTGGCTTCCCCCCTCCCATGAGGCCCATGTTGGTCCATCACAGTCTCACCACCGGTCGTGGGTTGTTGCGCCATCGAGATCTTCCCCCCCTCGATCGAGAAGGATTCCGCGAAAAGGTCCCACTCGGCGAGGGCGACGTCCGTATTCGACCCATTCGTTTTCGTCGCGACCATCGCATACTTTTTGAAGGACTCAGTGGCATTCACGACAATCGTTTGAACGTTCGAGGCTGACCCGGGATCCACGCCGCTCCAGTTCGTCAGTTCCGTCCAAGTCAAAGAATCGTTGGTCGCATAGACATTCGCGGAGGCAGGGAACTTAGTTAGGTCGGTGGGAGGGGTCAGTTTCATGTGACGCAGGGTCGCTTTGTACGGGAACTCAACCGCGAGCCATTCACCAGCACTCGAAACACCGGGTTGGATATAGTTCCCAGTGAAAAGGTTGGATGTTCCGCCGTATACACCCGCACCAGCATTGTATAAGTGACCATCCGTGGGGGAAGAGGTCCATTCCACAGCCGTGTCCCCATCGAACGCGTTCCACGCATTGGAATTCGCAGCGAGACTCGTTGTTGAAACGGTATACGTCCCGTGTTTCGCGATGGTTGTCGCATTCGCTGTCAAAGCTGAAGGGGGTTGGACCGAGACGACCGCCAGTTTATTGGCGAAAAGACCACCAGAATCCATGAGTTCCCCGGTCGTTTTGTCATACGTGACAAGGTTCGCAGCGAGATTTGCGATCCGGAGAGTATCCACGAAAACATTAGACCCCGAAAACTTGAGTCGGTTCCCAACCTCGACGTTCGCAGAGGTAATCAGTGTCTCGGCAGTAACATTCCCACCCACGGTAATGTTTGAGGTCACCTCGAGACCCGTGGTCACGTTAGACAGAGAAATCGTATCCCCAGTCGCACTTCCTTGGGCGGTCACGTGGTTGAGTCCGTACGCCGAGGTCACAGCGATCGTCCCGAGGGTCATTTTTTGGGCGTTGACGTTCCCCTCGATACTCAATACATTGGAACTGTAGACGTTCACGAAAAGGTTCGAGCCTACCCCGAACTGGAACTCACCTGTAGGCGCTGTGTTTGAAATACTGATCCCAACATCTTTATGGGTCACGAGACCCGTATTAGATGTGACATCCGCCCCAGAAATGAGTTGGATTGTGTTTGAAACTGTGTTTCCTTGGTCAACGATTTTACCGAGTGTCGTGGCGATGTTCGAAAGAAGACCGCCATCACCTATAAAAAGATCAGAACCGATTGCACCCACGACCGTCAAAACATTCGCAGCGTGGGTATTGACAAAAATATTAGAGCCTATCGAGAGTTGGAACTCGCCCGTAGGCGCTGTGTTTGAAATACTGATCCCAACGTTCCCATGGGTGACGATAGCCGTGTTCGAGGTTGCGTCTTGACCAGAAACGAACACGATCGTGTTTGAAACTGTATTCCCATCGGGATTCGATATAATATCATCGAGTGTCGTCGCGATATTGGATAAAAAACCACCGTCACCTACAAAAAATGTTGCGCCAACGTTACCCGTGATATCCAGAACGTTTGAGGCTGCGCCGTTTGCTGTTAAGTAATTACCCACGTGTAGATTACTTAAGATTTCGACTTCACCAGAGAATGTCTGGATATTAGTCTTCACCATTTATTAGTACCGGAGAAAATCTTATACACCCTTTTCGTTTACTCGTTTAATTTGATAGTTTAGTATCCAAAGGTAATCTGACTTGTTGAGTCCTTGTCGATTGTCGTGACTCCGCCGTCTGTGGTTGGTGACGTGTACTCAATAAACACGTGGTACTCACCGCTGTTTACCAAAGTTCCGAGGGGTCGTAGAGCGACACGGTTCCCTGTGGTTAGCACATCCTCATCCCATGGGTTGGGATTATCCGGATCACCGAATATGTTCATCGTTCCCAAGGTGATGTTTTTCGTGGGGGTTGTCCCATTCTTAGAACCTCCAGAAACCTCGAGAATCATGGTACTCAATTCTTCGTTGTCATCCACCAATTGTGCGGAAATCTTAGAGTAAAAGATGTCGGACGTAAAATTCACATTGATAAACGGTTGGTCACTCGCTGTGATCGTTCCGGAGTACGCGTATGTCTTTTTCACCACCTGATCCCTGTTTGTGACGAGACCACCAGCCACAGTCACGATATTACTCATATACACATTCCCGACGACGTGTAAATTGGCGTCTGGTGTGCGGGTAGAAACACCCACCTTTCCGTCTGTCACGAGACCTGTCGTCGCGTTTTCAAAAATAATCACGTTGGATATGGTGTTTCCGTTATCAGCGACATCCTCGAGTGTCGTCACGAGACCTGTGAGCTTAGAACCGTCTCCATGGAACTGTGCGGCGTGGACATTCGCGACAACTCCGAGACCACCTGTGATTGTCACAGCACCGGTAACGGTCGAAAACGCCTCGGTCGTATCCACCACATGGACATTCCCCACGACATGTAGATTCGCATCTGGTGCGCGGGTAGAAACACCCACGCGTCCATCGGTCACGAGACCAGTCGTCGCATTTTCAAAAATAATCACATTGGATATCGTATTTCCGTTATCAGCGACATCTTCAAGAGTCGTCACCAGACCCGTGAGCTTAGAACCGTCACCGTGATACTGTGCGGCGTGGACATTACCCACGACACCAAGACCGCCCGTGATGGTCATGGCACCTGTGACGGTCGAAAACGCCTCGGTCGTATCCGCTACATGGACATTCCCTACGACATGTAGATTCGCGGCTGGTGCCCGAGTCGAAACACCCACCTTCCCGTCGGTCACGAGACCAGTCGTCGCATTTTCAAAAATAATCACGTTGGACATCGTGTTTCCGTTATTGGCAACATCCTCGAGAGTCGTGACCAGACCGGTCAGCTTTGACCCGTCACCATGGAACTGTGTGGCGTGGACGTTCGCGGTGACTCCGAGACCACCCGTGATGGTCATGGCACCTGTAACGGTCGAGAACGCCTCGGTCGTGTTTTGAACGTGAACGTTCCCAACGACATGCATCGAAGCATCTGGTGCCAACACGTTGATACCCACCCTATCAGTCACCGAATCAACGCGAAGTGTGTTCGTATCCACTGTGAAATCATCTGTGATGACCACGTCACCCACGACATCGAGTGCGACCGTGGGGACAGCCTTATTGATGCCTACCAGGTGGGTCGTCGAGTTCACAATCAGCGTATCCGTATCCACTGTGAGATTTCCTGATAGGACGGTATTCGTCGCGTATACATCTCCACCGATACCGACACCACCCGCGACCACGAGGGCTCCAGAGGTTTTGGAGGTCGCATCCGTGACACTTTGTATATTGACGTCACCACCCACATCGAGAGACGCACCCGGGGTTGCCTCGTTAATACCCACCCTCGAGGTACTCACGTCCACGAAAAGATTGGAGACTGCACCCACAGTCAGATCATTTGCGAAGGTCGCAGCACCCGTGACATCGAGGGTTTCGTTCACCACTAAATTGTGTTGCACCTCCACATTTCCTATGAGGTCAATCAACATTCGATGATCCTCATCTTCGTAATGAAGAATGTGGTCATCCGTGAATGTATTTTGTGTGTATCCCACTGAAAATCTATGTTCATCTGCGTGGTATATGACAGCGACATTGGCGTACGTACCACCATCTTTGTGTTCGATCATGAACCCACTATCGAGACTTGTAGCTGAATTGTTCGCTGCGATACCAAAAATTCTATCTTCGATGGTCACAGAAGTTGATGAAATAATCGTATTATTACCACTGAGTGTGATATTCCCCAAGAACTCCGCCTCGGCTGCGGAAATAACATATTTCCCTGTATCTGTGACATACACTGGAGACTTCTCGAAAAAACCATCAGTGCCTACCATTGGTAAATACTTATTGATTGGATCTATGAGACCTGTCACAGAAATGTTCGAACCTACCTGAAGGTTTGAGGTGGTCACCAAACCCGTGGTCACGTTCTTGAATTCTATGACATTCGAAACCACATTCCCAGCTGCGGAAACTTGTTCGAACGTTTGAAGTTGGGTCAATAAATTAGAAGGTTCAATCTTTTTGAAATCATTATTAACAGTATTCACATATACCCAATTGATTTCAGATTCATCTAGAACCACTTGAGCATTTGGGACATCGTTCGCGCGACCGATACCGGTGACGAAAACACCACCGTTACTCGCATGTATTTTCGTGACCACGCCGACGTTCTGGATGAGGTCGTTATTATATGGTTTGACATTAGACAAACCACCTGGGACAGTGTTACTCACATATACAGTTTCACCCGTTAAGAATGTATCTGTGACAACACTGAGAGCCTTACCGTACGCGACTGCAGTTCCTTGTTGACCAGGTGTGAGTTGTTGGTTGGAGACACCGATACAAGGCATCGTAGATGGATCATCCGATTTCGCGAGACCGACGTTCAGTATGTTTGAATTGTGGGTCCCTTTGACATAGACAGTATCACCCACCTCGATGTTTACCCCGTTGAGATCGTTTCGGATTTTGATATAGGTGTGCAACGGATACTCGTTGATCCAATCAGAACCGTCATACACGAGCGTGTGATCAGGAAGAATTGAAGTAATAGAAACATTCGCCAATTGGTTCAACTTGACTTCAACATTGGAGGTGAGGTCGGTCGTCAAAGCGGTCGTAGGGTTTGTAAATTGAATTGTGTTGGATGTTGTGTTCCCATGGTCAGAAACGACTTGGAGAGTGACATTCGAAAGGAGACCACCGTCACCGAAATAGGTCAAAGCTTGGATATTCGACGAGACGTACGCGTTCCCTTCGACGTGGAGTTCTGTGGATGGGGTCAAAGTCTTGATACCGACCCTGTTTTCTGTAGAGTCGACATAGAGTGTGTTCGTATCCACCGTGAAATCATTCGCGACCGACCCCGAAACCGCCGTGAGTGCACCCACGTTGGATGTTCCGTGAACATCGAGGAGGTACGCGGGTGCTTTCGTCCCGAGACCCACGCGACTTGTCTCGGTATCCACGTGGAGTGTATCCGTATCAACCGTCAAATTGGAAGAGACATACACATTACCTACAACATGTAAATTAGCATCAGGGTTCTTGGTCTCAATACCAACTGAGTGTGTCAGTGCATCTACATGGAACGTATCATCATCAACAGTTAAATTTGAAGAGACATACACATTGCCAACCACATGGAGGTTCGCGTCAGGAGTCTTGGTCTCGACTCCGACACTATGTGTCGTCGCATCCACATGGAGTGTATTATCATCAACTGTCAAGTTTGAAGAAACATAGACATTACCTACAACATGTAAATTAGCATCTGGGCTCTTGGTCTCGACTCCGACACTATGTGTCGTCGCATCCACATGGAGTGTGTCATCATCAACGGTCAAGTTTGAAGAAACATAGACATTACCCACAACATGAAGATTTGCATCGGGGCTCTTGGTCTCAATACCAACGGAGTGTGTCGTCGCATCCACATGGAGTGTATTATCATCTACAGTTAGGTTTGAAGAAACATACACATTCCCAACCACATGGAGTTTAGCATCGGGTACTTTCGTCCCGAGACCCACGGATTGTGTACTCGCTTCGACGTGTAGCGCATCTGTAGCCACGGTAAGGTCGTCGGACATGTAGACATTACCGACTACATGAAGTTCGGCATCGGGGTTCTTTGTTTTGATCCCAACGCGTTCAGTTCCAGCTTCAACATGAAGGGTATTTGTCGCGACGGTTAAATCATCGGACACATACACATTACCAACAACGTGTAAATTAGCATCAGGGTTCACTGTCCCAAGTCCTATGGACTTGTACTCCGCATCAACATGAAGGGTATTTATCGCGACGGTCAAATCATCAGAAACATAGACATTACCAACAACATGTAAATTAGCATCGGGATCCTTGGTTTCAATTCCTACAGAGTGTGCAGTCGCATCCACATGTAGAGTATCTTCATCCACAGTTAAGTTTGAGCTCACATAGACATTACCCACAATATGAAGGTTCGCATCTGGGTCCTTGGTTTCAATCCCTACAGAGTGTGTCAATGCATCCACATGTAGAGTATCTTCATCAACGGTCAAATTACTGGAAACATAGACGTTACCAACAACATGTAAATTAGCATCGGGGTCCTTGGTCTCAATTCCTACAGAGTGTGTCAATGCATCCACATGGAACGTGTCATCATCAACGGTCAAATTCGAAGAAACATAGACATTACCAACAACATGTAAATTGGCATCCGGATCCTTAGTCTCAATTCCTACAGAGTGCGCAGTCGCATCCACATGTAGAGTATCTTCATCAACGGTCAAATTGCTGGAAACATAGACATTACCAACAACGTGTAAATTGGCATCGGGGTTCTTGGTCTCAATACCAACGGAGTGCGCAGTCGCATCCACGTGTAGAGTATCTTCATCAACGGTCAAATTCGAAGACACATACACATTCCCACCAACATGAAGTTCCGCATGGGGATCTATCACTTTGATACCGATTTTGTTCCCCACAGAAAGAATATCTGTCGTGTGTGTATTTCCAGTCACATACAGAATATTAGAACCAAATTCATCCACGAAAAGGTTTGACCCGACATCCAATGTGTGGGTCGGGGTCGCATTCAAAATACCTACATTGGATTCTGTGAGGACTCTGCCGTATACTCGAACATCGAGTGTTTCATTTGTGTTTGGAACAATCACCGAACCATATGAACTACTGTCCGTGTATGCGAGTACGAGTTCATCCGAGCCTTCCCGAAATCCCATGGCGACATTCGACAATGGGCGATACATGATGATACCGAGATCTGAGGAGACGTTATATTTTCCAAGTTCTATGATTGGATCTTTTACAACAGTGTTTACAGTATTCACTGTCGTGAGCGCTCCATTCACAGTCATGTTCCCATCCACCACTAAATTATCTTGTATGTATGTGTTTCCTAACACAGTGAGAAGGTTTGAACCTTCAATGTCTATATTAAATGTCGAACCTACATCGAGTGTGTGAATGGGGGACCCATTAGCTACACCAACATTGGAGAGAGTCGTGACAGAAGTAATCGCGTTATTGAACGAGACTGTATTTGCGGTAACATTACCGTTAATCACAGCAGCTTCGAGTGTAAAATTGAGAATATCTTCAGCAATAGCCCCCGAGTCCATCACTTCTTTCGTGATTTGATTATACGCCAATACCGTGATATTCCGGTCTGAGAGATCTGTACGTAGACGTAGGGGTGTCATATACACAGAATCCGAAAAGGGTATATCAATCTGTGTGTCACTCGCGTTGAACACGATCGTATTTTCCGCCTGGTCATCGGTACAGTTTTTACCGAACCTAATCTTGGTGGAACGTTCCACTGTCGGCAAGTTCTTGACCATTTAATATAGAATGTCATTTTAATTTGCATAGAGAAGGCCCGCCATTCCATTCTCAATGCGTAATATGTTATAGTTGACCGCATAAATCGGATCGTTGATAGGTAAATCTTCGCTCATAATCTTCGCTGAAGAAAGACGGCTGAAATTAAGAGTCCCTGTGGGTTGAAGAGAGCTCGTAGAGAGACAAAACGGATACAAGAAAAAATCGGGAGAAGCTACAAAGTTTGTGTGATAATAGCTCATTACATCTATGAAATGTGGTTTTCCCCATCTATAATTACTCACATCAAGACCGTTGATATTCAATTTAATCTTATTCGTAGGGGATGTGAGGGCACCGTCCGTTGTCGTATCCGATGATGCGAGATACTTCACTGGATGGTTAAACGTGAGTTCTTGAACGATAGAGTTCGAGGGGATGTTTTTCTGTACTTGGGTAATTAAGAGATCGTGCTTACGAGAGGCGATGTTTCCACGTTCTTCGTTATCGAGGTAATAGTAATTGGCGAAACATTCAACGTTGTAATTGGATGCAGTCGTCGCCCAATAAATGCGGAGCTCTACATTATGATAGTTCAAGGCTACGAGTGGTAAAGCACATTGAGGCCCCTCACAAAAGAAGAAACGGAGAGGATAAAAATAAGATCTAGCGCTCACACCTGGGTGTGTACCTTGAGCACTCCTAGATACGTTTTGGGCGAACGTATCGATGGCAATCTTCTCTGTAAAGGTTGAATCTTGTGTGTCGACCACAGATCCCCCTATCAGAAGCTCCACTTTATCGATGATGGACCCCCAATTGGATGTATCAAGAGCCTGTGTGGTATCGTCGATGGTAAAATAGGCATAGCCTAGAAGGTCACCAGATCGTTCGAATTGAATACTGGACATAGAATTGTTTTTCACTGCTCCATGGATGGTTTGTTTTTCAATGGACTGTGAAAAATTAGCATGTCGCTTGAATGTTGAACTGAAGAAAGATATTTCAGGATTACCCGTGATGTACATATCCTGGGCACCTATAGCAATCAATTGAACAACACCTGCAGACATGGTATACTACTTTAACGGGAGAAAAATTACATATTACCTTTCATACACATAAATCGGAGGACTAAAATATTTTTATCTGTGGCGGTCGCACGGGTAATCGTATTACCATCTTGGTTACGGATAGTAACTGCGAAACGATCTAAACGACGAATTGGGTCTATATACTGGGTGAAAATTGGATATTCATCCTTAAATTTGATTACATCAGAGGCATCAGAGACGATACTCGCAAATGAACCTCTAAGAACGCTCATAGAAGCCTGACCGGTGAGTACATTAGAGGCGCGATCAGAAAAGATAGAATCGAGTTCGTCTATAGAGACGTAACAATGTTCCGTAGCGGAAGTTGTCCGGATACGAGCACACACTAACTTAGCCTGGACAACATTTTTCAGTGGCTGTTGAAGGAAACAAGTAAAAGTGTTCGCACTACTTTGACCAATCGAATCAATGGTAATAGTATGATATTCGTAGTTGAGATCTGGGGTCGCCATTTATAGTTAGCTTAGATTAAAGATCCACCAATTCCATCTTCGATGGCGTATCCAGCGTGTTCACTGACTAGCTGCTGGGCACCACAGATACCACCGGGGGTGAGACCAGTGGTGTAAGCACTACCCTTCTTACCTTGACCCGGGGCACATTCAATCCTGTTCTCAAGATTAAACATAGACTTTTCGTTCACAGTCTTGATAATAATAGGCATGGGCTGGTAGTTGCTGATATTCTTGTTGGCACTCAGGGCAAAAATGATCACCAACAAAATGGCGATGGACATGAGGGCGGTGCGGTTCTGCTGGTTAAGCTTAAACATTTATAATAGACCAATATATTTTTCTAAACTGCGTTAAAGGTATTTTTTTAGTTTCCATATAGAGAGTAGATGGACGAAGAAATTGTAATCGATCGGGGATCCACACATGTGATGAAATTAGATGCAGATGAACAGGCCCTGATGGATGAGATTGAAATATCTGCTCCCCGTCCTCAGCGTGTTCCACGACCCACGAACCATATGTCCAGACCCGCACCCCAGATGCAACAAGAAGCTATGGATGCTTTCGCGAACCCCAATAAGCAGAATACTCCCGCCCCTCCGGGTGATGAGGAGGAGATTGATTATGGTGAGGATGAACCAACATTTTTCGATGATGACATGAACATGGGTTCTGGTCAGCAGGAGGAACAGCCTTCAAAGGGCTACGGTTCCATCGATGAAGAGAAGGCAGATTTGATTAATAAACTTGGGCGTTTAGAGAAGAAGGGGTTTGCCGTGAATAAACGCCTGAATGCCTATTCAAATGTTGATGAACTTCGTTCGGAAGTAAAGAGGATCACATACAGTATAGATGTTGAACAATCTGTACGCTTTTCTCGGAGGATGCTCGTCGCCTGTGTAACCGGTCTCGAGTTTTTGAACAAGAGGTACAACCCCTTCGAGGTCCAGTTGGAGGGGTGGTCTGAATCAGTGATGGAAAATGTGGATGACTATGATGGTGTGTTTGAGGAACTCTATGTGAAGTACCGATCCAAGGTGAACATCGCCCCAGAGGTCAAGCTGATTATGATGCTCGGTGGCTCTGCTATGATGTTCCATCTTACCAATAGTATGTTCAAATCTGTGATGCCCAATATGAACGATGTCATGAAGCAGAACCCCGATCTCATCAAGAGTATGATGAGTGCTGTTCAAAACACAACTCGCAATACGGGTGGTCCGGCGGTTGATGCACCTGTGGGTGGTTCGGGGCAATACGAGATGCAGGGTCCCGGACTCGACATTTCAAGTCTCATGGGTGGGATTTCTATGCCACCCCCACCACCAATGAACACTAACTTGGGAACACAGGGTACCATCCGTGAGGAGGATGACGATGATGATGTTTCCGATATTATGTCCATTTCCGGTGATTCAACTGGGGGTGAGCTCAGACAAGTAAATGTTAACTCTTCTAAACCCAAAAGGACGAGACGAAAGAAGAAGACTGAAATTAATCTCTAAATATATATAAATGATAGCGTACTGTCCACTGGAGGAACTGAATCCTCCAGTCAAACAGCAAAAGCCAATCGTGGAACTCGAAGTCGAGGAAGATAAACCAACGATTGGCCGTGAAGAAACTGAACTCAATTATGTCGTCATGGCTTTCATTGTCGGCGTGATTGCTCTAGCCGTCTCTGATTCCATCAGGGCATAATTACTTTTTTATCTACCGCAGGGTTTTCCCTTGTAGTAAATTTAATATGTGTACTCGAAACCTGAACCACCCAGATTCGTGTTACCACCACCTCCGTTATCTAAGGTCACACTAGTACTGTTACCTATGTTATGTGTAAAGTGTTTTACTCCACCACCAACCCCAGATACAACTTCCACGAAAATATCATATGTGTAGTTTCTACCAGTTTGACCGGTCGACACACCACTCGGATAAAATTTCCCGTCGGTGATGTATGGTGCGATCTGTACTGAGCGTGTCCCTGTCACCACAGCGGAACTCCATGGATACAAATTCAGACCACTGAACATATTTTTAGTACCAATAGCTATGTCAACATTCGGGGCTGTTCCGTCGTGTGTACCACCTTGTACTTCAAGTATCATGGTACTTACGTTGTCGACATCACTCGTCTCTCTCAATTGAGCGACAATCTTAGCGTAAAATGTTTGGGGTTGGAAGGTTATTTGTACATCTTGACCATTAGTCGTCACGATTGAAAAGGTTTTAGAATATCTCTTACATGCGACTTCATTCGAACCTGAGATAAAGCCACCACCGACATGAAGTGCTGTGTTCGCGGTTGCCTCACCGAGATCGACGGCGACTTGGTTACCCAGATCGATCTTACCATCGATCGAGAGATCACCCGTGATTTCCAAGTTACTGTTTATGATCATCTCATTCGAATATGGGTCGATATACACGTTACCTGAAACGTTACCGTAAATACTGGAGACACCCCCAGTTGTTTTAAATTCTAAGATGGCATTACTCGTTGGATGTTCGATGCGAGTTGTACCGCCGTATACTGTAAAGTGTTCACTCGGGTTTACAGTTCCGATACCCACATTACCAGAATCAATTATATGAATACCATCAACTTCAACGCTATTTTTGACCGCACCTAAGACTGTGCCATGTATTGAGTGCTGTGTGTTACTGAAACCCCTCACATACCCTCCATAGTTATCGTTTGTATTCAAACTGACACCTATTTTGTTATTGGTTCCCGGACTTTGTAATTTAAGAACATCTATGTCTGTTGTGACACCGGAGTAGATGTGCACATTTGTATCCGGTGCGTTGGTCCCTATCCCCACGAGTCCTGTATTCTTAATTCGTATAGCTTCAGTCGCGTTTAATTCAGACGTACCAACTGTAGCTTTATTTTGAAATCTCATATCAACAGTTCCAATGGTCTCAAAACGAGCACCATCACTTAAAGCGAAGATGTCTAGGTTACCGAAATTGACTTTTTGACCACCAGCGAATTCGATACCACCATTTACAAACAACTGTGTTGTCGCGGTTTGTTGGATTTTACTTTCGTCAGATGTTCCTATCAAAACCTTACCCTGCGCAGATAAGAACATAGTCGGCTTAAGTAAACTTGAAGTACCAGCTTCCATAGCGACCTTAGCTGCTTCATTCAATTCAGGTTCACTATACGTCTGAAATACTTGTTGCGATCCAACAAATCGTAGTTGATCTGGGCCAGCAGCACCGGGACCTTCATTACCTTTAAAAATTAACAGTTCTGATATGTCTGTACTAACCAGTCGTTCTTTGATAAAAGTATTACTAAATTCATCAGAAACTAGCCCACCAAAATAGAGTTCGTTACCAATCACAACATTACCATTTACTTCCAATTTAGCCCTAGGTGCGTCTGTACCAATTCCCATATTACCAAAAGTACCATCAATAAAGATCCGACTTGTCGTTGAATCATTAATCACATCAGGATTTTTAGTAAGTCTGAAGTCGCCATCAGTTCCTGTTATACCCATAGAATAGCCGCGAAGATTACCATTGTCAGCTTGAATAAACGAAGCAAACGAGTTTGAACTTGTACTATCAGCCCTCATGGCTATGATGGCGTCATCTGCGATATCACCAATCTTTTCACTATGTACGAGAAGACCGTTAGTTACCGAATTTCCTATTCCAGTTGTGATGATTTCTAAATGTGACGCTGGTGTTGTTGTACCAATTCCCACGCGCTTATTACTTCGCCACGTCATCACATTATTCATGGTGTTATAATTATCTCCCGCCAGAGAGAGATTCAATTGAGAACGAGCTGTCCCTGAAACGGTTCCATGTTTCCCCATCTGGAAGAGACCTCGAACACCATGTTGGCCATCTATACCACCTTCACGCGTGAGTTGCATGACATTTTTGAAATCGGATGAACTCGTAATTGGTGAAGTGTTGGTAACTACCAGTGGAGTCCCGAGGTGACTCACTCCGTTTCGATTAACAACTTGATCATTAATAAAGGCTGTGCCACCAGATACATGAAAACGTCCTTGAGGTACCGAAGTACCCACACCAACATTACTCGTTTCTAAAACAGTCAGTGCTGGTGTACCCATGGAGGCGGTCGTACTCACAAAAAAGTTGATACCTTTACCACTCCCAACGATATTTTCGATTCGAGTTTCTTTCGTCACCGGACTCGTGAATATCTTCATATTTGTCTCTGTATTACCAAATATGGCCGCGTTACTACCATTGATTTTGAGATTACCATCAATGGTTAAATGTTCACTGGGTTCTGTATTAGATATACCAACATATCCATTAGATGCTATGCGTATTCTCTCAGTATTTTTGGTAAAGAATCGGATATTTTGACCACTGGCTGAAGTTTTAGCGCCATATATCTCAATCGCACTTATGTTTGCCGTGAGTGGTCCAGATTTGAGCACTACAGCATTTGAAACGGAGTCACCATCATCTGTATCGGCGTGAATGAGCACGTTCGCGGTAGACGTAATTCCTGAATCACCTTCAACCTCGATGAAATCTTGTACACGAATAGATTGCGTGATGAGACGATTTGTCACTGTATTACCTAGAATTGTTAAGGTATTCGCCGCGTTGGGAGATGTGTTTATGAAAAATTCATCACCAACTGAGAATGTATCAGTTGGATTTGTGTTAGCTATACCCGTCGGTGTGTTACCAGTTGTTTGAATACTATGGGCTTGAATAGTGGATGTCACCACCATCGGTATCGCCGCATCTGCATCTAATGTAATGAGACTACCCACAGTGAGTCCGTCATCACCTATTCTCATACCTTTAAAATACCCATATCCATTGGCATGTAAAACATTCGCAGATGATGTTGCGGTATCATTTATGTATACATTCGAACCTACGGAAAGACTATAATCTGGTGACGTGTTGGCTATACCCACATTATTTTGTGTGTATAATTCTCCAAAAATATGAAGATTCATTGTAGTCGCTGGATCGATCGTAAAGTTTTGGTCGAGAGGTCCACCGAATGTACGACCTAATTTCATAGTGTCGTCACTTTGCGTGTACCCGAAAACACATTAGCGTCTCCAGCCTTTTGAACCATTAATGTAGCCATATCATACGTTCCGTCATTTCCGGAGAATGCACCAAGATTCGCGGGGTCGGTGGCCATTTGAATGACGGCATTTGATATGACAAGACTGTTCACTTGTAAATAATCTGGAATTTCTGTAATTGCGAGATTACCACTAATAGTTACATTACCTGTAATTTGGAGTTCTCCATTTTCTATTACAACATTACCATTTTTGAATGTGGCGACATCAGAACCAGGATTAGATTCTGTACCCACTGTTAACGATGTTCCTACAGTCGCGTTTGTTGTAAAGGTATTACCGGTAACATGTAGAACATTTGAATCACTGTTATTTATCTTGATTTTATCTGCTAATTCAAGTTGATTTGTTAATATCAGATTATATGTGAGAACGTTACCGTTAACTGTGACGAGATCACGATTACCGACACCTATAAAAAATTCTTGGTTATCACCAACTTGAAAATCATGTAGGGGGGTAGTAGTTTTAACACCAATTTTATCACTTACATTCATACGCGCCGTCTTAATAGTTTTAGAGACGTCCAAAATGATTTCTTGACCACTTTGCATAAAGAGATCAGCACCGATAGAGAAACTTTTTGTTGGGGCTGTATTCGCAATACCTATACGATCGACCACAATCTCATCAGCTTCAATCTCACTTGTAATAATACTTCGAACTGTGGTGAGAATATCCTGCTCTGTGGGATCAGCGTCCATATTCGACACGAAAATATGATCGAAACGAACAGTTCTACCCATCTATACATTAACTACCGAATAAAATTCCTGCTAAACCATCCTTGATTCTCAACACGTTATAATTTACGGCGTATACAAATAGTCCCTGGTTATCTGGTCTATTTAAACCCTTCTCTGCGCCTCTGATGGTTAACTTGGCGTTATCGAGCCGACTGAAATTACAAGAACCAGATGGATTATAGTCTGATGCGTTCATACAGAAGTGATAGGCGAAAAATCGAGTATACATTAATACCTGACTTTCAGCGATAAAATCAGACGTTCCGAATGATGATTTATAATAGTTTTGAACGGTATGGAAGTACATAGGACTCATCTGTTCGAGTAGAGGTATCCCGTTTATTTGTAATTCAGCACTCTTAAATGTAAAACGATCATTTGCGAAATCGTCACTATTTGCACCAAATCCAAAGAATAATGATTTAACTGGGTGATTAAAAGCGGATATATCACAGACATTTTCATTACTAGCCAATGTGTTATCTATCGTAGTTGTGAGAGGGAATTCTATCTTTTGAACTTGAGTAATCACAAAATCCAGTGATCGACTAACAAGTGATTCTCTCTCATCTCGATCTAGATATATATAGTTTCCATACATTTTAGCAGTCTTATCGTCGGCTCCTATAGTAGCTAAGTTTGCTTCATCAAAATTAATTCGTATTTCAACTTCATGATTTTGAAGTGCTACGAGAGGTAAAAATGCTTTATGATCACAGAAAAAGAAATGAAGTGGAACAAATGTAAAGTTGGATGTTGAAGTTTTGTTATTAAGTTCTTGTGTTTTATTCCAAGTGTCAGCTAAATAATTTGGCCATATGTCACCAAAGTAATCATATGGCTGTGAATCTATTTTTTGACCGCCTATAAAGAGATCTATTGTGGAATTGTAAAACAAGTTTGATGCGATATTCGAGTTAGAGTTTAGAGAACTCGATTCAAACCATAACCCATTAATAATATCACCTAAAACGGGAATTTTAATAGACGTATCTTTGGCTGAAATATTTTTAATGTATTTGGGTGCTTGAGAAAAGTTTGTATGTCTCGTAAACTTCATCCGGAAAAATGAATGTCCATCGTCACTAGTCAAGTAGACATCTTGTATTCCCTTGGATACCAATTGTATTAATGCACCCGACATTTAATAGATGTTCAGATTATAAAAACAGACACTTTCCCTGAGGGAAGTCACTCTTGTTTTCTTCCACAACCTTTCCGCGGATATTGAAACCACCTTGTCTGTATACCTTCATTCGCTTGTAATACATTGCTGTGAAGATCGACCAAGGGTCGTGTACGTCGTATATATGAGGATCATTCTTCTTCCCTTTGGTTTCTCTCATAATACGCCCAATACTTTGAGTGATGTCAGACTTGGGACTGGCTAAGATAACTGTATCGAGTGTTGGGATATCTAGACCCTCATGGGCTTGGCTGAATGTTGCGAAGATGATCTTCTTCTTTGAAGATTCCTGGAGAGCGGCTTCTTTCATACCACCCATATAGAGTCCTGAAGTTTTAGGAAAACATTGATGAAGAAATTCACAATGAAGACGGCGATCACTGAGAACTAAAAGTTGTCGAGTACCCGCCGATGCCTTTTTTACCAATTCTACGAGCATCTTGTTTCTTTGACGATCTTCAACTAGATGTGTAATCATATTTGGCATTGAAATCTTTCCGTTCCTCATAGAGGGTGGAGGGTTTCTATAATTCGGTGAATCGAAAGTCACTGAAAAAACCTCAACTTGTCCCTGATTCTTTCTCTCAACTGCAAAGAATGTTGGACCCATAAACCAATGAAGCACTTTAGTGAGACCATCCTTTCTTTCGGGTGTCGCTGAAAGTCCAAAGATGTGCTTGGGGCACATTTTAAATAAACTCTGACTAAATACTTTTGCACAAATATGATGCGCCTCATCTACTATGAGGGTTCCTATACTCTCAAAATCTGAAAATGAATATTCTTTGAGTGAAAGTGATTGGAGCATCGCGATTACAAAGTCACACTCAACTTCTTTCTTATCTTGTTGTACCACACCAATCGTGGCACCTGGACAAAACTGTTGAATTCTTTCTCGCCACTGATCTGCTAAGAACTGTTTATGTACGACAATCATGGTCCTGTAACCCAACTTACACGCTATGGCCAAGGATACCGTCGTCTTACCATACCCACATGGTAAAGAAAGGACGCCATGCCCTGCTTTAATTGCTGCTCGAAGTGCGTCGTTTTGGTGGGTGGAATCCCTAAGCTGTCCGACAAACTTGGTGTTGATACGAGTGGGCTCAGGTCTCTTATCCTCCTCAGGTTCCCCAAGTTTAGCAGTTCCGTAGAATCTTGGAACGCAGACTCCATTCTTAGCTGGTCTGAAACCTTGAAAGGTGGTGGAGGGAATCCGTAATCCCCATTGACTACAGGTCTTACCGTAAGTTCTTTTTTAATTTCTTGGATTGGACCCGTGTCAATAATGTATCCGGTTCTTGTGAGAACCGTCATACTCTATTTATTTAAAGATGTGAAACTTTATATAGATATAAAAATGCCCACTTTAGACGTTAAAGAGAATATTAACAAGCTTCGTGTGAACATTGAACAGATGACTCAAGAAGTCTTCAGGCTTCAGGGTATGCTCCAGACTTTTGAAGGATTCAAGAAGGGTGGTCTCAAGACAATTGAACTCCCCCAAGATCCCAATCAAGCCCCGGTGGAAGAGGAAGAACTCGAGAGTATCCAAGAGAAGCCCGAATAATTACCAACATTCCATACACCCTTGAAGTCCACCACAACTTCAACTTCATCACCCTTTATTAGAGACTGAATGGGACGTCCTTTGACTTCACACATCACTCTCCTATAACGGAACGGCACTTTGACTGTGAGCACTTTACCATCGAGGGGGTTGTCGATGTTTTGATTCACAAGGAGATGTGATTTATTTGTATGCATTCGTTCTATAATTTCCGAGACATTTGCAGGAATTATATAACGGATATACTTTTTACTATTAAATTCAAGCATAGGTTCGTACACCTGTGCTATGAACTTCATCTACGATATACTAAGACTAAAACTATAAGTATAAGTAACAAAACTGTATACAATAAAAACCGGGAAAGAGGTAAAGGTTTCAGTGGTTTTCGACTGCCGAAAATTTCATGACTCAAAGACCGAGATACTTCTATAGCTGCCTCTATGCTCGAATATGGTGTGTTTCGTGGCGACATCATACCACACATCGCAACCGTGGGACATTTTCCAAAGAATGGGAGCTGACCATAGAGACTGAGAACCCCAGAGGATTGTGAAAAGTCCCAACTTTTACCATTCCATTCCGCACCCCAACCAATCCGTATATCAATGGGTTCAGGTAAACCAAGTTGTTTGAGAACCTCTTGTTTTATCATATCTGGGTTAGAACTTAATACATTCTCTGTAAGGTTACATATAACACAAGATATTGTGTTAGTACCAAATAATACCTTAGGTTGTAAGTCCCATTCTGTAGTACTCACTATTTCCAAATCTGTTTTCAATATTGGTTTCCTATCATAATCTATAAGAACATTTATAGCGCCATACGTACTTCCCCTAAGTTTTTTCTCTGCGTCGGGACCCCAGTTATCACCCAAGAGTTTTAGAGCTGGACTATTATCTACACATAAAAACAACATACCATCATTTATAATTTCTCCATTACTAAGTTTGGCAGAATAGCCATCGCTGCGATACTCAATAGAAGTCATTTCAGCTCCAAAAACAAAATTAATTCCATTATTTAATAAACAATTTTCCATAGCGTCACACATCACTTTACCTGAGACCTTTTGTGTGTGCATAGTAGAAAGTGATGTATGATCTATATTTTTTACAAATTCATACGCAGACATAACATCCCAAGTAACACCATCCATTATTAAGGGTAAGTGTTCAATGTAGTTCTGTCCATTTTCACTGAGAGTTCCGACTGCATCTCTGAGAGATATTCCCTTGTATTTATCTGGGTGTGCAAATACACGAGAAAAGAGTGAAATTAGGGTTGTATAATCTCTGACACTGATAGATTTAAAGGCGGTGTGTAGATACTCCTTCTTATCCACTGGTTGAAATATATCATTCCATTTGATGTTCATCTCTGAAAATAAAGATTGCGTATTGACAAACGCTTCATCGAATACAATTCTATGTGCGTGAAGGTCCCTACTTTCCACATCCGGTTCCCACCATGATCCACCGGCAGATATTTTTCTATCGTAAATTGTTATGTCATTATTTCCTGCTCTGAGAAATTCCCAAGCTAAAGACATACCACTTGGACCCGCACCAATAATATGAATCTTCATTCTACTTGTAGTATATAAATTAAATGAAACCAGAACTTTTACGCTCCTCGGGAGTTTTTAATGCATAAAGGAATGTCACGAAAATCGCAGTAGATAAAATTGCGTATTCAATATCCCTTGATGATGTTAAAGTAATTAGAAATAGTGAGAATAGACGAAAGAACTTATTACCGAATAGAACTTTTAACCGCTGTGGGATCGTGACAGCATTACCCGAGAATAAACCTTGGTAAAGTACGATGAGTGAAAAAAATAACGAGGGGGGTTGAAGGAATTTTTCAATTGGGTTGGTGACTGATCCAAGCACGTTAGAAATCTTCATTTATATATGTTCAGAAATAAAACCTAGACAGAAAGTAGAATGTTATGTGTTGCTCAACATGTACCAATCAAACTTCCTAGTAGAAAGTTGAAAACATGGAAATTCGCGGGTAAGTTTCTATGGAAGAATGCCACTGTACAAAATAAAAAAGAACTTGGTCAATGGACAAAAGGTGAACTCCTCGATCTCGGACCAACATTTGTAAAATTGGGTCAAATCGCTTCGACGAGGGGGGACCTTTACCCTCCTGAATTTACAAAGGAACTGGAATCACTTCAAGATGACGTCCCTCCCGTGGAATTCGAGACCATTGTAGATTATACTATTTTTAAAGAATTTGACCCTGTACCATTTAAATCCGCGAGTATCGGTCAAGTCCACATGGCTGTACTCCATAACGGTCAAAAAGTTGTTGTAAAATTAAAACGCCCAGGAATTCTGGATATCATGAAGGAGGATACCGATAACATACGCGATATTGTACATTTTTTAGAGCGTATAGGTATTGACACGGGAAATAGTTCAGGGACGGTTCTCGATGAATCTATAGAGTACTTGTTAGGTGAGGCAGACTATACACAAGAAGTTGATAATGCCATCAAGTTTAGGAAAAGTATGAAAGATGTTGATTGGGTAAAGGTTCCGAAAGTGTATAAAAAGTATTCAAACGATGAAATGATCGTAATGGAATACGTCGCGTCAACGAAACTGACTGAGATTACAGATAAGAAGGTGAACAAGAAGAAGATATGTGAAGCCCTTATAAACGCGTATGTGATTCAAACTATGGATAATGGTCTCTTCCACGCTGACCCACACCCAGGTAACTTGGGATTTTCATCTAAAGGTAAACTTGTATTTTACGATTTCGGATTACTCGTACCCTTATCAGATGAACTACGAGATGGATTCACGAAACTTTTTGGTTTCATAATCGTGAGGGACACTGCGGGTATCGTAGATACACTGGTCAAATTGGGTGTGATTGTTCCAACATCTTCAGATGTTTCTGATATTGAACTCTTCTTTGAAACTATCTTGGGGTACTTGGAGACCCTCGATGGTTCTGGAATTGTGAATGATGATCTCGCCACACAACTCGCAGTGGAAAAGCCATTCGTCGTTCCCAGTAGCTTCGTGTACCTCGCCAAAGCCTTCTCCACGATTGAAGGTATTTGTCTCAAACTGGATCCAGATTTCAACTACTTCACCTATCTGGAACCTCTCATCCAACAACAAATCATAGAGTCTGTAGACATTGGGGATATATTCATGAAGACCGCAGAGATCCCTGGGACGATAGGTAAAATAAGTACAGCTGTGTCAGGTCTTCAAAAGTCTAGGGGGTCCATGAAAAGGTCGATGATCAAAACACAACAGGAAGTCAGGCTCGTCCAGTACAGCGTGGTGTGCGCTCTACTGGCTGAGAAGTTTGGGGATAATCCACCTTTGGCGATGTTTTTTGTTTTCTGTACGTTGTGGTTTACTTTTCGTAAAAGTCGATAGACTTCTTACCATTTTTCTTGGGTTTGTCGTCCTTCTTGATCAGTTTATTGTGCTCATCGAAGTATCCCTTCAAACGACGCTGTTCATCACGGAAAATATCAGTGACCTTCTCTTTGATCTTGTCCACGTCAGTGTCACGTTCCTTTTGGATCTTCTTACTTAACTTCTTGAACCCCTTGTTCTTCTTATCAGCGGCGAATACAGTGAGAGTGTTTGTAATGGCGAGCATTTATTATTAAGGAATATTTATTTTTTATACATTTTCATTCTGAATGCTGCGCGGGGTCGGCGCGACATTTCGCATTCAATGTAGCTGAGTCGTTTTTCATCATTATGTATGGTAGTTTTAGGTTCAATCACCTTAAAATACCCATATTTACGGGCTAAATCGGGGCGACGGTTCAGCTCAAAATTAAAGAGTGTTTGGGTTGTCATTATAGCAGACGCATTTGTAATCATGGGTACTTATTCTGATGATTTTATTTTTAAGCGCTTTAACTTTTCCTGAAACTCTCTTCTTTCACCCGGAGATTCAATTTCTTTCCCAGAGTTTATAGCTTCAATTTCAGGACCAGTCAACTGCATAGAATTTACACGAAAGTCCATGAACGCCTCCATAGAGTGGGGTACCAGGGGTTGGACAAGTTCATATATAGCCGTGGCATAGTCTCGAATTTCCTTTTGAGCGTGATGGTCCATTCTCAATTGTAAGAAATGCATGAGATTGTGTAGGTCCATCTTCCATACAAAAGAGGTGTACGTCGATTGTGGTAAGACACCTCGAGCTTGTTCCCTACAGACACCCTTGTCAAGTAACTCCTGATAAATCTTGAAACTACATTTATAATTTTTAGACATAAGCTCACCCAATTCACTCCCAAGTTCCACAACACCCTCCGATCCTTGGTGATTCACCTCAGATTGTCCACGTAGAACTTCTGGTTCGTAATACTCCTCATCAACGATAGAATACCTGGCAGACATTTCATTTACAGATGCTGTTCGATGTCTCAACCATTGACGAGCGATGTATAGGGGTGCCTTAATACGAAACTTGAACACCACAAGTTCGAGTGGGGAAGTGTGCCAATTGCGGACAAGATACCTAATAAGACCTCGATCACCACGAGTGGTTTAGTACCCGTTTGGTAACTCACACGGGCACCATCAACGATAGCCTTATCTAGATTCTCTTGGGGCATGTGATCCACCAACTCTACAAATCCATGATCCAATACTTTTTTCATTATAACAATCTATCCGTTCTAATCTTTAATAATCACAACTATCATCGAATGGAACCTCACCACAAAAGTCATAAAGTTTATACAACTTCTCTTGTGTTTTTTCGATATCAACCTTCGTCTCATTCAGGGCATCCATCGCGTCATCCACAAGTTCCATGAATGTATCGAGCTCATCTAGGGCTACACGATGATTCAATCTTTTACTCTTCTGGGAATGAAAGGCTCTTTTGAGACGCTTGTTACCCTTGATAACCTTGTCAAGGTTGGGCTTGGCAGACATTCTAATAGAGAGACTCATTTGTATATACTTTACTTCATATCTTTAATCAACTCACTTAGGTCTCTGTAATATCTCTTTAAATCTTTCATAAATCTTTTATTATTTTCAAGAACTTCACATTCAACTTTGTTTACATAAATCCAAGCTAAGTTTGATTTAGAATACTTTGTCATTTTTTGATTTTCATTTGGTTTCCGAGCCACCAACTTTGTAGACTTTTTCTTTTTTGATGCCGGAGTGACTTCAATTCTATTTACAAATGACAGTGCCTGCATGACAGTGTCTGCCAAGTCATCTTTCTTTTTAGACTTTTGAAATGTTTCAAGCCAGTGTGCGTTCGTCGGTCCACTACGAATAAAGGCTTCACAACGTTCTATCGAAACTTTCTTTCTTTTATTGTATTGTGCCTTCCCGGGACCGGCAACATCCGGAATCTTATGACGAGCATCATAGAGGATAGTTTCAGCTTCCGGGCATTTAATGATAAAATAGGAGTGAAGAAAGTGCATGACGGAAATCATTTTCTTGTTCCGATCAGGTTGTTTTTCAATTAGAATGGTCTTAGCACCCATAACCCACGGGCGAGCATCGAGGTGATCTCGGAGGGATATGTAAAGACCATCCTTATGTTCGGGTGGTACACCAGAAACATCCCAATCTGTTACGAGATTCCCACGATCTTCGTCGAGCATGCACATTGCTAAATTCCGGATACCGACATCTATACTGAGAATCATTTAACTTAAAGAGTGTGTAACTCTTTAACCTAAATGATATCATTCTTCAGTATTTTTTATCGTAAGTCGGTTGTTAAAACAAAAGTAAAAAGTAAAAGGACATGGATACGTGGTGATACTCTAAGGCAGTTAAAGAGTTAATTTTGTTATTGTGTATGTGGTGTTGGTGGTGTTGTCACCCCTTTGAAGGAACACCTTTAAGTATGCCTTTAAGGCATGATAGTCGGAGAAATATTTTCTCTACAAGTGGAAATTACTGTTCATGGAGTTGTATGAAGTCACACGCGATCGAGAAGTATGGATGTAATAGGGGTGGTATTATATGTGGGAACATTACAATGATGCGTCGTAAAATGTATAACCATCTTACTGGTGTAAAACCGGCACCATATAGATATAGACTCGCAGTCTTTGGTGGTGATTTAACTATAGAACAGTTCAGAGAAAATCAAACACGAGATACCAATCAACTTCCAGTGAAAATTGCAACTAAACCGTATACGGATAATATGATACCCTTTGTTTCAAACACAAGAAAGATGGATGAAATAAAGAATGCGAACTCTGATAACAGTTCACTAAAACTAAAAAGAACAAAACCATTAAAACGAAATCATAATAATCTAGAATCTGCACTAGGACTTATCATTACTCCCAAATCCTAGCATCCTCTTTTGTTTGGCTGTTGGTATTGATTCTGGTAAATTTACGGTTTTTTTACTATGAACCCAGCGTTCACCATCATGTGCGACCCAGCATATATCATACTTCTCCATCGCTTTTCTACATAAGACACATGGTAATGATATACCGTCACCGTACACAGTTTTTCGTCCCACTATTAAATGACCATATTTTCTCTGTACCCATTCAGAAAAATGATGTGGTTTATGACCCTTTCTCAAACATTCTCTATACAATCTTCGAATGAGTTGTCGTTCTGCACACATATGGTTAGTGCTTTCTATTGAAGGTCCTCTAGACATGGAACCTATAACTGTACAGTATTTCATACCTGACAATTTAAACAATTTGTTCCGTCGTATACAAAATCACAAATATCACACTCACTTAGGGCTTTAATTTTTATTTTCGGTACGAGACCTTGCGCAAATCGTTCAAGTTCTTTCACTGTATATAATCCGTATTGGATCATAACACTCAGAGAAGGAAATCTCATATATTTTAATTACGCTTCAGCTTTTTATATCACTTTAGGCATGGGAGACATTCTGCCACGGCTTTGTTCGTCTTGAGCATCATGGCGAAACTGTCAACCATAGGGGGGACCAAACTCTTGAGAACAATCTCAAACTCACTGTCCTTTTCACCATCATCTATTTGTTCGATGAGATGATTGAGAATAATGATAACTAACTTCTTCTTCTGGGGTCCAGGTAGTTTCTTGAACTTGACACTTTCCAGCATCAGTCTACTTAGGATAGGTGGGATATCCTCTTTAGTGAGACCATCATCAATATACTCGACACGAATTTCTTCGACAGTCTTCATGACACTCTGTGCATCAATCTTTCCAGCAAACTTTTGTAAAATGGCATCCATTATATAATATTTATATAATATAACATAGAATGGAATTTAATGATATTATCGCGACTGCTGCGTTTGGTATAGGTTTTATTCAAATGTATTCTGACGTACAAAATTCTGATGAACTCACTAAAAAATCAAAGAAGCGAATACTACTAGGAGTTATAGCGAGTATATTATGGCTTACTTATCAATCTAGGAAGTATGGAATTAACACAACAACGATGTACACGACGATCGGTCTTATCGTACAGTTGTTTTTACTGAACAAAATATTGATAAAAGAAATTAAAGAATGATGTCATATATAATTCAGTAATGAGTTCTATCACTTGTGCACCCGTAAAGTTTTCGTATTACAAGCGTTATCAGACCAAGCGTAGTACACGTTCTTCCTATAAGGTTCGTTCATCGAGTGAACCTTCGATCGAACCATATCAACCACAGACTCGATTCGCCGAGGTTCTCAATGGTCGCGCTGCTATGCAAGGTGTTCTATGGGGTTCTCTAAACTGGATGATGACAGGTAAAAATGTCATTCAGCAGGTTGAGGATCCCGGGTATGCTATCGCTGCGACTGGTGTTGTTACTACATTGGCACTCGCGTCGTTGTTCACAGCCGAAAACTTCAGCATCGAGAAAATTGGAGTATTCACCCCCGATGCTGAGCTCAAGAACGGTAGGTTGGCTATGCTTGGGTTTATCACCTTGTTCGGGTTGAGTGCCATGTAACCTATAAATTCAATCATTTTAACTTTTTCTTCCATTGAAAATGTCCCTGCTCTACGCATCACGTAGGCCAAGAACATCATAAGTATATATACATTATAAACAATTTGATTTGTCATCTAATTATACTTAACTTAATTTATTAGCTGACTTAACTCCTTTAGTGAATAGGTAACCAGATGTCATCAAAGTAATTACATATACTGACAAACTGAGACCTGACCATTCATTAAATGTGATATGGCATGGATTTTTAAAATCACAAAATAAACCATTGTTATATACACCAATTACACATTCTTATTCTGATTTAGAAAATATAAATTATTTACATGGTGATTCTAATTGGATTTCTTACATTCATAATTATATGATAAAAAAATCAATATTAAAAATGTTGAATACATTCTTAATAACGACGCAGACCATAAATTAAATATATTAGATTTTCAGTTAAATATAAATTCCATCTCAGATTTACCATAAACCCCTGCACTATAGCCAAAAGTAGATAAGTCACTTAAATCTTGATTCCCTGCGGTTATATACAATTTATCACATTTTGATAACAAAAACCAATCAAGATAACACGCATACCTATCACTTTTAGAAACTTCTTTATTTTTCAAATATACACAATCATATGTGAGAACAATATCATGATCGAGTGTAAATATTTTATCTGGGAATCTTTTTTTAAACATTTGTTTAACTTCTGAACTATCACTTGCTAAAAAAATTTTACCATCGACACTTTCTATGATTTTTGCAAATTTTTCTAATGCATTATCTGTTGCGAAATAAGCTATCTTAATATTCCCATTTTCATCTACACCGTGACATCCCATATTTTTAGAATCTTCGGAACACGCTCCGCGTCTAATATGCATCCCGTATTTCATATCATATGGCAATAATTCGAGTTCTTTATCAATAAGTTTTTGTAATTCTGCATTTGGTTTTATAATTTTAGATAAATTTACATGTACTTTATGATAAAAAAATGGATTTATATAAAGTTGTGGTTCAAATTTTATTTCGTCTTTATCATCCGAAATTTCAAAACCGGAAAACACTACACCCCTGTCGACATCATTAATACTCTTGTATACACGTGGATTTTCACTTCTATATACTAGATCTGATAGACATAAAGCGACATTCCCCCAACCCATGGATTCATGTATATAAAATGTCATTATAACTTACTAATTTACTTTACCTTTAAGCTTTTCTAATTTTTACAATGAATCGTAATACTCACGTTGTTTATCCTGACGTTCTACAGTTTTAATGTGAAGAATAGAAACTAAGGGTTTTGCATCAACGCGTGCAATGTTATCAGAGCCAACAAGCTTCTCATGTAGATCATTCTCCCATTTAATCTTACCGTTATTCTTATAATACCGTCCTTGATAATCTGGGTAATTAATCCACCCCATTTCATTTAGGTTAAACTTATAATTGTCTAACCATTCCGCCGTATAACCCGGGCATATATTAATCCTTGGAATGTACATAATATCACCCTCAAATGATTTAATATTCATTATGAGAGCTTCTTGTGGCATTTCATCCGCGTCAATAACAAAAATGTAATCACCTTTACATTTACTCGCATGGTAATTACGATGTTCGGAAAATTTTCCATCAAAGTCACGTTCATTAACTACGATCTTATCACCATAAGATTCCAAAACTTTACGAACTTCAGGTGTTACATTCTTGGAATCCACGAGGATATTGATCTCATCACCAATAGCCTTGAATTTCAATATGAAATTCACGAGTGAATTCAATTCACGATCTTCGTTGCATACGCATATAGCATAAGAAATGTTCACCATTATATAATTTAAAGTATTAATTCTTTTAAATAACAATGAAGTATATTTCTTATTCTGTTTGGGGTGATAATAAAGTATACACATACGGTATCATTGATTAATTTAACTTTAAACTCGTAAAAAATCTATGAGATCTTCTCTCGTTTTCTTTTGACGCCATCCAAGTGCCTTAAGTTTATTCGCGCATATATAGTATCTTTTATCATTGAATGGTCTATCATCAACATACCCCACCCATTCATCATAGTCTGTGGTTCCTGTGACTGTTTCTATGATCAGGTGTGTTACTTCCATGACGGTCAGTTCATCATCGGAGGCGATATTGTAGATTTCACCACACATACCATTCTTCCACACTGTTTCAACAGCATCCACGACGTCCTCAACGTGCATGAATGCTCGTTTAATATTAGCACAATTCTTACCATGGATTGTACATTTTTTACCTTCTTTCAATAACCTTTTAAACTTTGGTATAAGTTTTTCCGGGTATTGGTTAGGTCCATAAACATTATTACATCGAATGATTTTAATGTTAATGTTGAATGATTCAATGTACGAACGAACAATCATTTCAGCCGCAGCTTTTGAAGCTGAATATGGATTTGTGGGTCGAAGAACACCTTCATCCTCTGTGAATGGTACATCCGTCTTGGATTCTCCATATACCTCGTCAGTACTAAAATGAATGAAGTCCACATTTGGTATATGTCGTCTACACGCTTCGATGAGAACATGTGTTGCATAGGTATTATCCATCGTGAAGGAGAGGGCATTTTCAAATGAATTGTCGACGTGACTTTGAGCCGCAAAGTGGAATACAGTGTCAAATTTATATTCCTTTATCAGGTTCTCGATAAGGTTCATATTCCCAACATCACCCTTTATAAAAGTGGCAACATCTGGATTTACATTTTCTATATTGGAACAGTAATCAAGTTTATCTACATTTACAAAATGTGTTTCGGGATATCTCTTCTTCATGATGTTTAGGAAATTAGATGCGATGAAGCCACAACCACCGGTGACCATCACATTAGACAACATCTTCCTTTTAGTTTATATTTGGCAAATTTTTTAAGCAATTCACACACACGGTCCACATCATCTATCGTCATACCGTGGTGTGCACCAAGTAGGAATCCATCCTTCATAATACGGTCAGCATTTTCAAACACATCGAGATACTCCCTAAACGCTGGATGTCTTGTGATGTTCCCCGCGAATGTGACACGTGTTTGAACATCATTCTTTTCGAGAAACTTTAAGAGTTCGAGACGGTCTGGACACTGAAGAGGAATAGCGAGCCAGTTGGGGGTCTTTGAATCATCGGGGAGCGTATAGTACGGGGTCTCCCTGAGATTCTCTAGGTACCTCTCGATGTTTTGACGCCTCTTCTTGAGAAACCCCTCAAGTTTATCGAGTTGTACGAGACCAAATGCGGCATTCATCTCACAAGCTTTGAGGTGATACCCTGCGACACCGTAAAGGAATTTCCAATCATATGGAATACCGTCTACAGAATGGTTGAACCGTTCACTGGGTTCTTCAATGTTGTCACCGATACGCCCCCAATCACGGAACATGAGGGCTCTCTTGAGATGTTCATCATCATTAAACATGACCATGCCACCACAGCCACCAGCAGTGATGACATGACTCGCGTAGAAACTCGTGGTGCTGATGTCTGTACATGGAGTTTTAGTGATGGTATCGGCAGAATCTTCAAAGAGAATGAGATCGGGAAACGCTTCACGTATGGCCTTCCAGTCGGGAACATTCCCGATAAGATTAGGGAGAAGGAGACACTTCGTTTCCGGTGTGACAACCTTCTTGAGGTCGTCAACGGTGGGGACATATGAATACAGACCAACATCGCAGAACACTGGTTTGAGACCGAGTTGCATGAGAGGGGCGACAGTCGTGGCGAAACCACATGCAGGTGTCACGACTTCAGTCCCCTTGGGAAGATCTAGGGCACATAGACCGAGGAGGATCGCGCTACTCCCAGAGTTGACAAAGAGTCCTTGTTTCTTTCCGAAGATGTCCGCTACCCTTTCCTCAAACTTCACTGTACGGTCACCAAATCCTGCGAGCCACCCATCACGGAGACAGTCTTCAACAGCCTTAATCTCTTCTTCTCCATATGATTCAAATTTATTGGGGGCGTACCAGACCTTCTTAGTCATTATGATTTAAAGAGTATCTTTGTCTTTAAATCATATGAAAGTATGTGTATTAGGTGCCAATGGTTTTATCGGTAAAAATTTAATACATGATACGAACTGGATTGGGGTCACTAGACATGATCTTGATTTGATGGATAGGGAGACTGTTGAAACATATTTTAAAACACATATATACGATATTGTTATTCATTGTGTTGCGAGTATAGATAAACAAAATGAATCTACAACATACAAAAATATCATACTATTTGAAAATGTTGTTCGGGTTTTTAAGGGTAAGATATTGTACTTTTCAAGTGGTGCCGCCCTCAGTGGGAATCCACCTATGGACCCATATGGTCTTTCAAAGTGGGTTATTGATCGTCGTATAGATACATTACCAAATGCATACTCTTTACGTATATGGGGGTGTTACGGACCCGGAGAATTACCAACTCGTTTCAGTGCAGTATGTAAACGCGAGGGTCATGTTATTATCGATCAAGACAGATATTTTGACTTCATCGACATTGAAGATGTTAAAAAGATTGTTTGTGAGTATGTAACATCTAAATGGTCGATGCCTAAGATTTGTAATCTCGTGTATAAAGAAAAGTTACTTCTTTCACAGTGGGCGGGGAGGTTTGGGGCCACCTATGAGGTGAAAGATGCATCAAAATTGGGTGAAAGTTATACATCAGTTCCACCCTAGATTCTTCTTAGGGGGGACTGGTACAATCATGTCTTTTTCAAAGTCGATATAGGGTGTCATATTTTCAAGTGAGTTTCCAAACTCAAGCTTAGGATAAATTTTTTGCGTCTCTGGTATGGGAATATCTTGTAGAGTTTTCACACCATAGGCTTCCGCGATTTTTACAAAATCAATTTCGTCACCAAATACATCACTCTTAGATGTCGCAACATAGTTTGAATTGAAGTAACTATCTTGGAACTGTTTAATAATTCCATAGCCACTATTGTTTAAAATTGTAATTTCAATTGGGAGGTCATATTTCTTGACAGTTAGGAGTTCTTGAATATTCATTTGAAACCCACCATCACCAGCGATACAATAAACCTTCTTACCCGTTCCTATCGCGGCACCAATCGCGATAGGGAGCGCACACCCCATAGACGCATTACTAAAATTTGTGAAAAGCTTTTGTCCATCCTTGAGCACGGCACATTGCATTGTCCACACCAGATTACCACCTATATCTGGTACGACTATACAGTCATCGGGAAGGCTTTTAAAAAAACCATCTAGGTGATCATAAACAGCTGAGTCACCTTCACGTGATTTCTCTTCACTGTATTTCTGCTTCCATTCATTTATTTTTTGTGTCCACCTCGCGAAGTTTCCGTATTGCACAAGAGCTGCACAACTATGCATAATAACATTTTTGAAGAAGTTCTTGGCATCGCTCACTATACCGAGGTCAATTTCAACCCCCTTTTCCGACATTTTGTTAATTTCTTCGGTGTCAATATCTACCATAATCCTTTTTGAATGCACAGAGAACATTGGTCCACTTCCACCAATTTGACGGCTATCAAGACGACTTCCAATAGATATAACGAGGTCCGCATTTTGAATAGCGTAATTCGCAACTCTGTCACCGTAAACACCCAGAGAACCTATGCGAAGTGGGTGGTCGGTTGCACATATATCAAATGCACCCCAAGAAACTGTAAACGGTAGTTCTGTCTTTTCGATAAATTCCATAGCCTCTTTCTCTGCCCCTGCAAGTTTTACACCGTGCCCGAATATGACAACGGGTCGTTTACTCTTGTGAATGTATGAGGATAAATCATATGGTGTCGTACCACGATGAAGATGAGGCACAACTTCAAAAGGTTCAACATCTTCAATCATGGTCATTTGAAGATTCACTGGTAAGTCCATAAGAACTGGACCATATCGTGGGGTCTTCAGTTCAGTTAACAACTCCTTGAGAACATCCTCGAGTTGTCCAAGTTCTGAAACATGTACAGATTTCTTCGTGACCTCCTCAAACATCCTAGCTACAGGCATTTCTTGAAACCCACTTTGTCGAGGCTTTGATTTGAAATTCGATAGATCTTCTTTCGTATTCACTTGACCGGTGATGAAAAATGCAGGTACAGAGTCGTACCAACATCCACATACACCATTTAAGATGTTTTGAACACCCGGCCCACTCGTGACGCATACACATGCAACTTTACCACAACTTCTGTAATACCCCTCAGCGGCCATAGCTGCTGATTGTTCATGTTGAAAACAATAATATTTCACTTTGGGGTTTAGAGAAACTGCGTTTATGAATGGAACTATAGACCCACCGGTTACTAAGAAATATGTATCTATACCATTCAAGTAAAGTGTATCTATGATATAATCACAAGTATTCATTTATAATAATTATTTACAAATCTTTAATCATAAACTTAAAGATGTATACAATAACTATTACATATGATAGGTGTTATATCGGTACATGACCAAAAATATGTACCGTTAGCTGAATGGACACTTCATAAGAATAAAAAAGAATATTGTGAAAAACATGGGTATATACTTGAATACGCTGATGATGGTGGAGCTTCTCTAACTGGAAAGCCTATGGCATGGCCGCCACCGATCCCCGATACCCATATCCCGATTGGGTGGGGTAAGATATTTCTCATTAAAGATGTGTTCAGGAGACATCCAGAAGTTGAATGGATTTTTAGTACCGATTGTGATGTTATGATTACGAATATGGACACAAAGATTGAGGATATCATTAAGGAACATGCGGGTGAAAATACACATGTTATGATTCCAGCTGATTGTAACGGTATTAATTGTGGGAATATGCTTGTTAAAAATACTCCTATAGGAAAGGCATTTCTGAACACGGTGATTTCGGGTATGCCACTTTACAGAAATTGGTACATGGTGGAAAATCAACTTATACAAGATTTGGCTATAGGTTCACATTTACGAGAGAATGGTATGACCCCTGGTGGAACATTCTGGGCAGAAGTCATTAAGGTTTTACCTCAGCGTGTGATGAATTCATACGATTATAAGAAATTACCTTTACTAAAAAATCGACCACATTTCAATGATATATTGGATACAGATGGTCAATGGCAGGAGGATGACTTCCTTATTCAGTGGCCAGCCACAAGTTTAGAATATAGGATTAATGCTGCGAAAGAGATGTATGAAAATAAAAATCAGTGAATGAATATGGAAGAACACGCAGAGTTCAAAGATTCTTACCAGGATCTAGAATCTAGGGCTGATGATATAGCATACAGTCTCAGTAAATTACCAATCGATTACAAACTCGCTGATAAATGTGCCGAAATTGAATTTGCGGTGGAAGATATCAAAGAGTGGTATGAGAAGCGAAAAAAAGATTTTGAAGAATACGAATCAGAAAAGAAATTCGTATTGGACAAGATTGAATTAATTGACGCACATCTAAAAAGGTTATACAATGGCGTTGAAACTCTCAAATTACGAGAGTTTTCTCATGACCAACACGGAGGGTCGTATTCACGATTATCTCAAATCCGGCGTCCTTGAGGTTCTTACAAAATGCTACATCTTCGGAACACATATCCCGTAAGAGTTTCCCATCTTCAGCTTCAATCTCTATGAGAGGGTAGCTAAAGTATGGATATGCCATCTTCTCTATGACCCCATTACGACACGCGAAGAAACCCATACCATTATATGCCACTGGAATATATTTTTCTTCCTTCTCGGGTTCCCCAACCTTCATGAATTGGAACGAACCAGTTTTTTTGAAACACTCCAAGTCCCAGTCTTTCACACACGCATAATGTTTCATATCCTGCATTCGATATAAACCTGAAACCACTGGATACGTCTTGGTATCCTCTAAGAGTTCTATGACTTGTTCAGGTGTAAATACAATATCAGAATCTATAGTGAGCCATACATCATATTCTACTTCACCACCGAACGGAACCTGGTCGGCACCTCGAAGTACATCAAGACCAAGAGTCTTCATCCGTGAAAAGGGAACAAAACTCGAAAACTCATTGGTCACGACGAAATCATACCCTCTCTTTGTGAGAGTCATTATGGTCTGTGACCAGTTCATGAGGAACGTTCCGGAGAATGTGCGACCCGGGAGGGCGAGTATCACTTTCATTTATTCAAGATACTAAGTATCTCTTTAACCGCCGGGTGACGAACGATATCCCCATCTTCCATTTCTACATGTGTGATGTAGTCGAGGTCTTGACATTGCATCTTATATATAAGATCTTCGAGACCGTTATCTGGCCCAAGATCTGACTGTTCCAAGTCACCGGTTACGATGAGTTTTGTCCCCTCACCGACTCTCGTGAGGAGCATCTTCATTTGATTGGGGGTGGCGTTCTGCATCTCATCGGCGATGATGAGTGTATCAGTGAATGTTCGACCCCTCATATATCCGAGTGGTTCTATTTTAACGAGCCGTTCAATCTGATTGTATGAAAAGTACTGCTCAAAAATGTCGAACATTGGTTTTATCCATGGTTCCATCTTCTCATTCATATCTCCTGGGAGGTATCCCATATCCTCATCGGCAGCGACAATAGGTCGAGTCAAAACAATTTTAGGACGTTGCTGCTTTTGTACATGTTCGAGAGCAATTTGACACGCAAGCATAGTCTTCCCTGAACCAGCTGGCCCTGTTCCTATGACGATAGGTTTGGATGACCTGAGGGCGAGCATATATTTACACTGACCTGGGGTCTTTGGGAAGTTCATTTATAATTGGGACAGTTTTTATTCGATGTCACTTTCACTCTCGTTACGATCTGAAGAATAATCGATAGAATCCAGTGTTCTATATTCTTTTACTTTACCATTAAATTTCTTATACATCTCTGGATCTGTATCTATTTGTTCATTTAGAAGACGTATCCATTTCAGATACACTTTAGGTAATTGCTTATACATTGCAATCCGAGCTTTACTAAAATTCTGTTGTATAAGAAAATTCTGTGTGACGGCGATAGAATCTTCAAAGTTGACAGTTATATGCCACCAATCACTCGGTAAAAATACAGTCTCACCTGGAAGCTGTATGAAATCTTTGTGAGGTAAGTGTTTGTATTTGGGGTACTCTTTCAGAAACCATTCAGCACCTCTCACTGTGGAATTGAATCCATTTTCAGATTTAAAGGTTTCTGGTGGAAATAAGACCCATCTTTTCTTTCCCTGTATCATAGTATTCCATGCACTCGTACTCACTGGGTCTATGTGAAGAGATGTACCAGCTCCTCGTGTACTCATTAATAACCATCTAAAGTTTGGTCGTTCTTCTTCTGATAAACATTTAAAAAGATCTTCATCAAACCAGTCCGGTATCGTATACTCTTTTAGAAGTTCCCTCATTTTTTTACCTTTATCGGCAAAAGTACTGTCAAAGATGAACACTGGTACATCATCTCTCCTATGTTTCACTGAATTAATGTAATGGTGAAAATACTCATATTTAAGGCTACTATTTCTCCCAGTTACACGAAATTTAGACTTTCCGAAACGTTCTTTGAAATTTTCGAATGACCATTTTTTCATAGCAGTCCAATCATTTGGTATATCCAGGATGATACATGGTGTGTTTGTGTACAGATACTTTTCACTGAAATACTCCTTTGATGTTGTCTTTATGGATATAGAGTCTACGGGATCTCCATATGGTTTTTCTATGTTTACTGAATCAAATAATTTAGATATACCCCTAGAATCCCATGTAGATCTTATACTTTTTTTATATGAACGTAGACGTGCACCAGGTTTACACGACTCTTTGAAACCACCTGGATAATTAAAACTATCATAGCCTCTAGTGAGTATATAAATACGATATGCTGCTATCATAATGATGATCACAAATGGTAATGCTATTATATGTGATCTGCGCATCTGATTTCTTTTGATATTTTTTTTATTCATATATTACAATATGGATTTCCACTTCATCAAATTAAATTACAATGGTACATATCTAAGTCTAGTGGATCCAAACTCGAAATCTCGTTTCGTGTGTTTTGCTGAAAAAAAGCGTGGCAATGAAATGTCTAGAATATTCGGCTGAATTTAGAGCTAGGAATCGTATATGGCCATCCCTTGACATGTCTTCAGAAAATAGGAAATTGGAACTAAATGAGGAGATTGAATTTCCATATGGACCACCTCGAATCATAAAACGTGTATTAGAAATTGAAACATTCGACTTTGACACCATGGACCAGCTATCAAGTAGAACAAACGTTTCTTTTTATTGTATTTTGGCGTTTGATGTTATTTTTAATAATGACTCTGAATCAATATCTATGTCTGGGCAGGAAATGGATGGCGTGGCAACCACAGAAGAATTCGGTGAGTGGATGAACTATAGCTTAAAAACAAAGTGAGTGGTAATTATAAGATGTGTGGTATTTTAGCATTTTTTGGTGAAGGAGTAGATGTTTCATCCTATCTCCTTTCTCACCGAGGACCTGATGATTATGAAACAAAGACCGTTGGTAAATGTCGTATGGACTATTATCGCTTGTGTATAAACGACTTGACGAAAGCGGGTATGCAACCCTTCACTGATAATGGACACGTGTTGATTTGTAACGGTGAAATTTACAATCACAATAAATTTAGAACTGGTTCTGAGAAGAGTCAGAGTGACTGTGAAGTTTTACTCCCTCTCATAAAAAGTTTTGGTATGGTTAAGACTATGGAAATGATCAATGGTGACTTTGCCATCATATATTCGGATGGGAAGAGAATCATGGCGGCGAGAGACCCCGTCGGAGTTCGACCTCTATTTTACAGTCGATACACTGATGGTTCAATCGCATTTTCAAGTGAGGTCAAGGCGTTGCGATTTTTGAACTCAAAAATTGATATATTCCCCCCTGGTCATATATATGATTCATACATTGATGATTTTGTATGCTACCATACCGGGTACTGGCATGTGCACAAGTATATTGAAACACCAAATGTCCGTGAACAGATTAAGGATGTATTTGAGACTGCCGTACTTGATCGAATTGCCACGACTGACCGAGAAATAGGATTTCTTCTCTCTGGTGGATTAGATAGTAGTTTAATTGTTTCGATTGCTGCTCGGAAACTTGGTAAAATCAAGACGTTTTCCATAGGTTTAGAAGGGAGTCCTGACTTAAAAGCGGCGCGTAAGGTTGCTGACTATCTCAACACAGATCACACAGAAGTCAAGTTCACAGTCCGTGATGGAATCGCACATCTTGGAGATGTGATTTTCAGCCTCGAGTCGTACGATACCACAACCGTGAGAGCGAGTACACCCATGTGGCTATTGTGCAAATACATCAAAGAAAATACAGATTGTCGTTATATATTCTCTGGTGAGGGGAGTGATGAAATTTTAGGTGGATATCTCTATTTCCATAACGCACCTTCCGTTGATGAGTTCGCATATGAAAACATGCGTCGTCTTCGCTTGATCCACCAGTTTGATGGATTACGTGCGGATAGGTGTGCGGGAGCTCATGGTTTAGATTTGGTCGTTCCATTTCTGGATAAGCAATTCATAGACATGTGCATGACTATAAACCAAAATCTGAAGGTGGACCCGATTGAAAAACGCATATTGAGGGAGGCGTTTGTGGGTTATCTACCAGATGAGATTTTATGGAGACGGAAGGATGGAATGAGCGATGCAGTCGGGACGAATTGGGTTGATGAAATCAAGGCGTACGCAGAAAGAGATGTCAGTGACAAGGTTTTCGGAGACTGTAAAAGTCAATGCCGAGGTCATAATATACCGATAACAAAGGAGGAAGCCTTGTATCGGAACATTTTCTGGAGGTTCTATGGCCAAGAATGTGATCATCTCATCACAGAAATCTGGAGACCAAAATGGACTAAAATAAGAGACCCGAGTGCGCGCTTACTTATAGAAAAGAAACATACCTAATATAAATGGCGGACTTTGTAAAGAATTTCAGCTGTAAAAATGAGGATCATGTCATGTGGTTGAAGAAACTTGGTGGTGTGATGGCCAAGTCTATTTCGGGGGAGAGAATAAATGTTGAGGCTGCTGTAAATGATAACCCTCTACCGGGTAAACCTGTGATTTCCAATGTGGCTGACTGGGCGTATGTACACTTTCAGTTATGTATGAAATATGCGAATGCAGTTCTAAGTGAGGATGCTTTCGTCCCTGGGAAAAAGTAATAAATATTCATCTACTGTGAAATCTTGTGGTTCTGAATTTTCATCCATACGCATCAATAGTATCTTACCATAGACCTCTTCATCTTCAAATGGTTTTGGTAAGATATTCATATTTTTAATTATTCCCGAGCTCTCTGCTTTCATTATAACCACATCTATATCAGGCCATTGACCTATAAATGTAGCTCTCCCGGAAAGTATTTTAAACACCTCGTTTTTGGAGGGTTCTATGTCTATGTGTATCTGTTCTATAGTCTCATGGGTTTCATGTATAAGAATAGCCAATGTCATCTTAAAAGGTATTTATAAAAAAAATATTTGTAGAATATAAATGTATAAGTTCAACCAAAAGTATGTAATGGCCGCAGTTTTAACCGTCGTAACTGTGTTAGTTATTAGGTATTTAAAGGAGTCGTACCGCCCAGATGGTTCCGATTACCGATACGGGTTCGTAGATACCAACCCTACCCGTAGAACCTCTCAGTTCTTTGATAACTGCTCCCCTGAGAATATGGAGGATTGTAAAAGAAACAACCCTTATGAAGGTCTTCCATTGCCCTAAGTGGTATAAAAGAATTGGTTATGTATAAGATAAGTATAATGGAAAATCCGACGAGACGTTTTGTGATTGAACGTCTATCTACTCTTCTCGGTATTCCCGAAGATGATACAATTTGTGTAAATCTCGAGAAGAATATTCTAAATTATTCCATTGAAAAATGTCAAAATCCCAACGATGCTGCGTGGGAAAACCACCGTTTCGTGGGTACATACAAACATAAATTCCTACAAATTCAATACAACTTGAGGAAATCACCCGAATTGAAATCTAAAATTGTAGATAGACGACTGAAGACTAAGGATGTAATCAATATGAAACCAGAAGAATTGTGGTATGATGGACCATCTGCTAAGAGAATTGAAGAGAAAATTCACCTTGATATGAGAAAGCAATATGTTGAAAAGGAGGCTAAGGAAAATCTGGTTGGATTCTTCAAGTGTGGGCGTTGTAAATCAATGAAGACAACATATTTCCAGATGCAGACGAGATCTGCGGATGAACCTATGACTGTATTTGTGAGTTGTCTCAATTGTGAGAAAAATTGGAAGTGTTAATGTAGTGTTCAGAATCTGTCCAATTTATAATTTCTTCAATACCTAACCTTGCAGTAATTATAACAATTTTATACCCCAAATACTTGGCTCTATATCAAACTCTATTTGATATATACTGTATCCCTACACTCTTTATATTTTCCATTAATTATATTAAAGATTTAAATTAAAAATTCAATAGACATGATCATCGACGTACAGTGTGATGATCATAACGTTCATATAGCTAAACTGGTCAAAGATTGTGGTGGATCATGTGAAGTTAAATTTCTTGAACGAATTCATTCGAGTGTGTTTAATTTTAGTGATCATGTAGAGATGATAGAAAAAGATTCTATATCAGGGTTTTACGATGTTGAGAACTTGGAAGAAACTGGTATTTATACACGTACAAACCGAGGCTATGAACTCATTGATGATAGTGAAGATGAAGATTTTACATGTAGTGATATTGAGAGTGAAGAAAGTGATGATGTATCTCTTGTTGATGAAGATGACCTAAGTTCTGTATAATTTTATATAAAGTAACTAAAATGGATTATAAAGAACCTAAAAAACGCGTGACTAAAAGTGATAAGAAAGACAAAAAGGGTGTGTACACATCGAAACATATAAGAAACTTACTTAAACAAAAGGAGGCAGCTATAGATAAGAGAAATAATGGCCCCGTACCACCCTCCAAATGCCCACTACTCCCAAATGGACGTGTCTGAATACTCAGAGAATCAGATTTTCAAGTTTATGGGGAAAAATGGTAAGAAGTTTTACTGGCTCACACACAAACTGGCACTGGATTACTTATGGTATGATAAAAAACGAAAAATTGTTGAAATTTGGGGACCGTATTACACACATCTCAACCAGCAATCTGCTCATGTAATTCGATGTGAAATTGATTTTTTTCTGAGACCTAAGTTAGAGGAGAACATCTCCAAAAAACAAGATGAGCATGTACAAACGACCATCGCAGCATGTTAGAGTCAATCATGATGAAGTACACCATAGAGATGCCCGAGTGGGTAGTTTTTTACACAAGCTTATGAATCCTTCACCTATAGAGTATCCAGTAAAGGTTCTACAACCAATTTATCAACAGGATTTATATCTGCGACTCTTCAAAGAAAATCAGAAATTTTGGGGTATTACTTACGTAGACCCAGAATTACCGATATTACCACCAAAGGTCTATCATGTTCCTAAAAAGGAACCAGAAATTATATATGGTGACAGCGTTCAAGTTGTACTCTGGGTATTAAAAAATGGTATTGTGAGGGTAAAAGTGAATGGTGCTATTGCTGATATGTATGCCAAATATTATGGACCAGGTGTGAATCACGATAAAGTACCCCCATTTAAGGCAATTTTACAGGCATACAAAGCACATGGTTTCAGTAAAGAATATTTGGATAGAATTACAAAAAATAATGATAAACGTAAATCCATTCAGATTAGGATTGATAAAGTTTTCACAAAAATATTTGACAAGGAACCTGTTAAAAAAGTGAAAAAAGAAAAGAAGAAGAAGGTGGAAGATATCATAGAATTGGTTGAACCCGAGGAAGATAAACCTCCTGATCCAGACGTACAAGAGGAAGATGAGACTCTAGATGTTGAACCAGACGAAGATGAGGAAAAGGAGGAGGAATATGCGTCCGATGGAGAAGATTAGCACCTAAGTCTAATTAATTTAAAGATTTTTCAAACAAAAAAGTATGTTCATTACCAACGTCGTCCTCGCCAACAACATCCTTGACCGCTCTTTCTTTGGAACACTCAAAGAAGCTATAAAATCCGCAAAAGAACAAACCAGAGAAAAAATCTGGAAACTCCCCAATAACACTGTATTTTTCGGGGACGTTGAAGTTAGGGTCTACAACACGGACGATTACAAGAATGAACATTTTCTTTCTTTCATTGATTCCTGTTGAAATCGCCGAAAGGTCGTGTGACCAACACGTGGTCAAAATCCAATTAGAAATATGCCAAATGCTTTACACTGCTTGGTATTTTTCCAATGAGGAACATATTCTTCGTGAATGTGCACCATCTTATATGGTTGTATGAGAATAGACCTTCTACTTTTCAGGAACGGCGAAGTGAAACAGCTTACTATTCCCAAGAAGGTATCCCTGAATGTATGCCAGAGGAGTATAGGGGACCTAGTATTGTTGATGCATACCAATTGTATTACATGATGGAAAAGATGAGTTTTGCGAGATATAAAATCTCCGATTCTAGTAAATGATTGTAGCGACAACTTTATTCAATCACCCCCATATTAAGGGTACAGTTGAGTTTGAGGAAAAAGGTACTAAAGTTGTAATTAAAGGAGATTTGAAATCCACCAAGTATAAAAATAGTTCCCATGGTATCCATATCCACGAAGCTGGGGATCTCAGTGATAACTGCATGGGTGCGTGTGGACATTTCAACCCATACAGTAAAAAGCATGGTGGACCCACATCTAAGGAGAGGCATGTGGGAGATTTGGGAAACATTCATTTCGACGCACGAGGTGTTGCTAAATTTAGAATGGAGGATGGTTTAGTAAAATTGAGGGGAACCAAAGCTAATGTCATCGGGAGGTCTTTAGTTATACACGAAGATATGGATGATTTGGGTATGGGTAACCACAATGACAGTTTAACAACTGGACATGCCGGTAAACGGATAACATGTGCGGTTATTGGATATTCTAAGCGGTTGTGTACAAAAACATAGCTTCGGGGCGAGTCTCAGGGATATCCATATACCCCATTTCTGTCAAAAATGTATGTACTTCCATATCTGGTGAAAAATCATGTATCTCTATCATAATCATAGGCATGTGTTTTTTAATAGTTTCCTTAGCACCTTGTAAAGCTTGTAATTCATGACCTTCTACATCGATCTTTATTATGGATGGTACACCTTCATAAATATCGTCAAATCGTTCACATTTTACGATAACTCCCTCTCCTTTCATATCAGGTGTTGGGTGAAAGCTCGTCCCCCCGTAATTAATCTTCGTTTCAGATTGGCACCCTTTACTCGGTAAAAATATCTCATCTATACGCTTTTCATTTGAGAGTGCGCAGGGGTATACGTTAATATCATGGTTTGTTTTATTTATTTCAGCATTTTTATCCACGATTGAATGGTACACGGGTTCAAATGAATGTACCGGACCAAACTCGGAAAAGATGAGTGTATTGTACCCTATATTCGCACCCATATCTATGATGTCTGTACCTGGTTTATAATATTTTTCTACATCTGCACGCATCCATGCATCCCATTCATAACCCCGAGCGATACATGGTCCAATGTACTCATCGTTAGCTATGACAAATACATCATATTTTCCGTTATTTACTTTCACGACGTCAATATTCATTATACTTCTATACATTAATTTCTTTAATAATAGTAAGAATGATCATTATATTTATCTTTCTACTTATTTTTGTATTAATCATCCTAGTAAATACAGGTGGTCAGATTAGTTCATTATCAAAAATAAACATGATGTTACTCACATAGTCAAAGAAATTGAAGAAATTCAGGATGTTCCCATTGAACGAGTCGCGATCTATAAACAGATAACCAAGATGCTACATGGGCCCATGACTTTAACGATCATCTGTTAGAGAGATTCTGAACACATCTGATACAAATGGACGACTACAATACAAGACGGATATGGCGGATATTGATCATCCATTATGTGAAGTCGTGAAGAATTACTTTCCGGAATCACATCATACATTGAGAGTGTGTTCTAAAATTGGGAATTTAAATCACATTTTGACTGTGCACATAATAGAGTTGTATGTATCCATGGAACAAAGAGGTTCCTAGTATTTGATATGTATAATCACCCAAATGAATTAGATATTCTCAAATACACTAAGAATATGCCAATTGATACATTGAAACCATTTTTAGAAAAACATGAAATAATGGTACATGATCATTATTTACAACCGGGTGATGAGTTATACATTAGACCACAGATGTATCATAGAGTTGAATCGGAAGACTCTAGTATAATCGTAGGTCACGCACCACCAATGAAATATATGAAACAATGTACTAATAAGTTTGATAAGATATGGCCTAAGCAAGGAAATCTTTGTACAAATAGTAGATGTTTAGAGTGATGTCATTCAGTAGTTGCCCGCATGGTTCGTTGTAAAACATGCGATGAAAGAAAAAGTTAGTTTTGATTAACGGGCTCTTTGTTGGAAGGCTACCAGATTTTTATACATTTTACTAACATTACTCTGATTCACATTTGGTTTGTTTGGTCTAGATGGGGGTAGATCAGTGGGTTGTCTATTACTACCAGGTGGTGTAACTACGGGTAATAATACTATATCTTTTACAAGATTACCAATTGTTTTATTTACTTCCTTTTGAGCGACAAGTGTCAACCTTCCTCCTTTAATGCGTCTGGTGTCCCCGGGTCCTAAAAATTGTTTCTCGAAATGTTTTTCGATAAATTGTATCACTCTCATGTTTGATTCTTTAATTTTATTTCGTCTATTATTATTTATCTCTGGTCTAAAACCTGAACTTATAAGCATCAAATAAATACAATTTAGAAAAAAATGGGCGTCGTAGATAGGGTTTGAGTTAGGTTCTATTCCCGAATTTGTATAACCACCTCGACTAACTTTGGGGTTATCCACATCTTTAACGGTTGCTAACCCAAAATCTATAATTACAGCTTTAACTCCTCCATTATTAAAATTAAACTTTTTACCTGAATATTCTATAGTTAAATCTTTTATATCATCCTTTACTATCATTACATTATCTTGATGTAAATCGTGATGCCTGAACGATGGGATTTTTTTATTTATTCCATACAATGTGTATAAAATTTGTGTTATTATAGATGGCAACTGATGTTCTGATGTGGGTCTAAAATCTTTCAGTGCAACACCTTTTACAAGATCACTAAATAGATATTCCTTCATACCACACATCTGGTAACCATACACACGTGGAATGTTTTCTGTGAAACCCGCATTCCGTAAAACTCTTATGGTATCATGTTCAATCTTGGATTCTTGATCAGAAATATCCTGTTTCGTACTTTCCTTGACAACAAGTGGGACCGTTTTTCCATTACTTGCGTAGGCTTTATACGCTGTACCATATGCTCCACCTCCGAGTCTATTTTTACTGCACCCTCTTCCGGTCGTTCTACACCCATTAGAATTTACCTCGTATTGTAATCTTAGACGAACCTGATCTATCTTACAACCAGTTACGTTTGCTGCGATAGCTCTCATTTTATTTCTAATCACGTTAGTGTTAGATGGGGGCGCATTGGTCATCTCCACGTTCATCATACTTACTATCACCTGACAAAAAAAAATCTCAGGTGATAATAGATATGTCAAGTCAAACAAGGCAACGAACGACTCAGGTTAGTACGACTAGTACAGTTAATCGTAATAATAAAGTTATAGTTACAAACGGTCAACGTTCTGAATTGGTAAGGAGAAATGAGGCTAATGCTCGACGAGCCAAAGCTAATAAAGCTATGAAGCCGTTTACCGGAACATCACAAACACTTGGTGAAACGTCATTAAATACACAAAACAAAGTGGTTAATTCTGATATGTTAAAAAATATGTCTAAAAATTATTTACAGTCATGTTATTTAAATACGTATACAACCCTCGCGTATTTAGTTGGACAGGCTAAGATTTCTGATGCGGTCATAGCCAGATACATCATATCTTTTGAAACTCTTCTATCTAAGATGAATGGTAAATTAACAACCGATAGAGAAAAGGTATTTGAAAATATGTGGAATAAGACACCTAATCATGAAAATACATTTAAATTTGCTGGTGACGCCGATATTAAACAATATTTGAAATATTATAAAAACATTATGGTGGATGGTTTCAAAATTCAAGGTAATTCAAGACTTTCCACTCTAGCGAAAAATTTGAATTAAAATATCAGTAAATTATAGATGTCACAAAATAAAAGTATATGTGAAGCTAAACCCATATTCTTATTAGGTAAGCGCAATGAAAATGGTGGTCTTACACTTGGTGTACCTTTGGTCTATAATGGGTTAATGGCAGATCACGTTTTACACTCCTCAGATGGCAGCTCTCACCCATCTCAGTTGGTAGTCTCAGATTTTAAAACACAATCTGGTTCACTTATAACTGGTGAAAATGCACCATTCATAACTGAAACCCCTAATATCAGTGTTCGTACAGGTCTTAAAGGAAATAAAGCCGGTATGCATATTAAATTAAATCAAGAAAAAGTAAAATTACTCAAGAATAAATACCCAACTACACGCAACTCTACTCGTTTAAACAAATTCTTTATTCAATCATTTTCCAAGACGGGTACCGCACCAACTGTAGCGCAATATTCTAAGATAATGAAAGAGATACAGAATACAAATTCAGCTAAAAATCTACAGGGAAGTCCATTGGAGTACAAAAGAATTTTAGATTATTTTCAGTTTACTTTAGTTCAAACACTTAATAATAGCAATGGGCAACTTTTCTTGTATCGACCAAGTGTTCATAAGATACAAGAAAACTTATCACAATTCACAAATTACAAAAAAGCTATAATGAATTCATATATTTCTCAAAATGAAAATGATTTTCTTTTATATGATCGAGCATTTTTTGCTACGAAAGATCGTCCAGCAGCTTTGGCTTCCGTAATTAGAGGTATAAAAACTGTGTTTAAGCGAAGTACGTCTGTTGAAGGGGTGTGGCGTTCATATGCTTTTACGGGTAACGCTAATGCTAATATTACGAAACTGAGAAATTTTATAAAAATGGATTTGGCGAAAGCTCTTGGGGGTGAGGAAAAAATCAAGGAGTATATCAATTTGGATTATAAAACAACAAGGGGTAATATAACTTATTTTTTGAACTATGATAAATTTTTAAAATTGAAAAATTCTCTTTTAAAGACGAAAGTATTATTTTGGTGGATATTTAATTATCCGGGTGATAATGACGGTAAATTGTTACAAAAGTTTATAGCTATATTTGATACTTTTCACGATTTTACGGATAGTAGAGCTACTGGTAAAAAAATAACTGAAGGTGGATTCAATGGTATATGGCCATCTGGGACTAATATGCAGAAAAATACTAAAGGTATCAATTTTGCTAAAATCACTGCTAATAATGTATTGACCACTACATCTGGATATTTGGTAAAGATTTTGGGTAGAAATATATATCGAATGGCAAAGGATGATGGCGCTGCACAGCTTGTCGTGAATAGAGATAAAAGAAATCTCGGTGTTTCTAATACTAATACAAACGCTAAGCGTAAATTATCCCATTTACTTTACTTTTTTGCAAGTTTATTAGGGGGTTCCAAGGATCTCACCGGTAAGATGGAAGAGTATGCAAGTGAAATACTTGTGAATACTGGTGAAATAGTAGAAAAGAAAGATTTCTGTAAATTATTAGATAATGGTGGTAAACATGGTTTCGTTGTTGATATCTTCAGTTCGGGTGGATTAAAGTGTATTAAAGATCGAAGTTCTATGCACGCTGTGGGGGTAATGGACCCAGCACCTAGAGCCGCGAAACCCTGGAAGGAGATCATGTTATCGGAGGACAATCATAAGTGTGTCGGTAAAGGGACTAAAATTCCTGTACAATTTGATTTTGATATAGACGATGAAAATAGACTTATAAGAGCTCACCGAGAATATCTGCGTCAACTATCAGATATTTACAATATGAAGGGTAATGTGACTAGCTCCAACGCATCTAATATTGTAGGTAATAAAAGAACTAGAGTTAATAATAACACAATCAGTGAGAGCAATGTTAAAAGAACTAGAGTTAATAATAATACACAACCTTTTGTTAAGGCCGTGAGACCGAATACAATTGAAAATATGAAGATGAATATAAGTAAGGGGGCTCCACAACCTAAAATGGAGGCATTTAAACTATTTATTTCTTCCAATACTATTACTAACGAAGCAGTTAAGAATTTATTGAATAAAGTCACCAGAAATCAAAATCGCTTCAATGGAAGGAATAAGCAAACTGTTAGAAACGTTTTAAATAAAATCCTAAGGCGTATTAACCAACCTCGAGAATATGGTAATGTAGCTAGAAATCTAAAAGCTAGAATGTTCCCTGCTAATATTAGACAACTTCGGGCTCGGCGACCGCCTCAAAGGGCTATTTAAAGATAATTTCAATTAGTGTAGTAATATGATAGCTATTGGTCAGACCTCAATATGTTTTAGTAACATTGGGCGATATAGATCCTATCGGCGGCGAAAGGCGGTTGTGAAAAAGCCTTGTATCAAGAACGCCGATGCACTTGAGTGTGCTATACGTCATAGACGGTGTCAAGGGTGTCCATTCAATTACTTCTTCAACTCTGAGAAAGTAACAAAACAGGAGGTTATAGATTTAAAATGATATACATATATAATGGCGATTGACAAGACGAAGAAGGATAAGCTGACTGATTCTGAAAAGAAGAAAATTAAGCAGGAGAACAAGGCGAAGGCTAACCCCGGTAAGGCTGCTGAGAAGAAGGAGAAGAACGATGCGTGCAGGGAGAAACGAAAGGAGGAGGGAACTACCAAGTCGTTTGCTTAACCTAAGTAAACCCAAACATGTATAAAATTTCAATTAATGAACACTCTTAACGAGACTTTCACAAACGCAAGAGTTATCTTGAGTCTCATTTGGATCATAGGGAAAATAAACGATCATGTCCGTCGCTAGAAGTCGGTTGGCTGTCCTCGGTCGCCACATCCAAACAATGACCCTCAGGGAGAACATCTTGTTCCCCACGGCTAAAGTGTATCTAGATGTAGACGAAACTTTGGTTTCTGGTTACATGATACAAATGGATGTTCGTCATGATGAGAAGATTGTTAATTTTGTCACTGAGGCTATGTGTCCCAATGAGAAAAGAAAGATTTATCTCCCACAAAAGCGTATAATGCGTGAGATGTATCCAGAATACATGATTACTGAAAGACATACCTAAGTAGAACCATTTTAATATTCCAAACATGTTTGCCGTTCGTTGTCAGTCTCCTCGAGTGCCCCACGTACCCCGTGTAAACAAGAAGCATACTATTTCTAAAGTATGTAAAAGTTATTATACCGTTAACAACTTGAACAGTAAAGATCTCACCGAAGTTGGTGGTACAGACCTTTTACATGTTTTAACTTTTCATCAACCGAATACTGATGAAGGTATCTATTCTATCCGTGAATTAAATGAGGATGGTCTACCAGTCAATCATATTCTAGCCTTCATCACATTTGAAGATGCGTTTCGTTACAGAACCCTTCTAGAGGCTGAGATGGGTCGGTCTCCATACATTCAATTCGCATCTCGTTTTGAAATCAATCACGCATGTGAGGTTGGATACTATAAATGTCGAGTTATAGATGAAGGTGTTCTTGTTACACCCCCGACACGTACTGTTAGGGTCACAGATTGGGAATCTCGTGCAGCTTTACTTAATGGCAACTGGAGTGTGAGAGAGGGGGATTAGAAGAATATGAGTGTGTACAGGAATAGAATGATTCGTATGATGTACACCCACTAAAGCACAATTTCATTCATTACTCGGTGAATGTAAGTGTAAATTTAATCATGAATCACAACGGAAGAAAGACTCTCATAACTCGACACCGGTGAAAGACCTGGAATTACAGTATTACATGGATGATCGTACATATTCATAACTGTCTCGAAAGATTTCTGACATTTATTACACTTCACCGTACCATAACCTCTTAAAAGTCGGTAATTGATATCATTAGTTTGATGACAACCCATATGTGTGATAAGTTCTTCCATAGTATTGAAGTTCTTACCACATAGATCACACGAACATGCGCAAAGACCATGATAGTTTCGAGAGACTCCAATCTTCCTAAACAGAAGCCAATGAAAACACATATCTTACTACCTAAGTGGTATAAAGTTTTAAATATATTTAAACTTAACATGAGTTGTATGCAGTATATCGCATTTGATTTTGAGACCTCTGGTCTGCCCAAGGGCCGTAAGCTCTTAACCCCGGAGACTATCGGGCAGTATGACACATGTCGTGCGGTATCTCTCTCAGCTGCTCGATTTTCTAGTCGTGGCCGTTTGATGGATACATTTGATGCCATTATCCAACCATTAAATTTTGAGATTGGTCAAGGTTCTATTGATGTTCACGGTATTACCCAAGAACGTGCTATGCGTGAGGGTCGTCCATTCCCTTTGGTCTTTCTTGATTTCATGAAGTTCATCGGTTCTCGTACGAGAATTTTGTGGCTCACAATGCTCAATTTGACACGAGTGTCTTAAAGTCTGAGATGATTCGTGAGGGTATTAATTTGAGACTCATTGAAGATTTCAACTTCCGTTGTACTCTTCAGATGTATAAAGAACGTTTCCTTTCACCTATCAAGCTTGGTATTCTCTATAAGGATATCTTTGGTGAGGATTTTGAGAATGCTCACAATTCACTCGCTGACTGTATCGCTTGTGGTCGTGTGTATCCATACCTCCTCGGTCATGAGAGGAAGTTGAAGCCTATTGGGGTTCGCAAAATTATCATCGGTGCTTCATCTGTTGCGTCTGCGGTTGGTGTAGGATTCAAGAAGATGCCAGAACTTGTTGAAGAGTTGTGGAAGAAGTACAGTCCTAAAACATTTGATGGACAAACCAAGGATGACAAGGCTATAGAAGTCATTAATTCTAATGAGGCTACTAAAAAGATTCTGGTAGAAGCTGAGAGTTTCAAATCTGATAGTAGTGCTGATGTGAATCAAAAGGTCCGCGCACTGTATCATCAGATTGAGAATTCTAAACTGGAGCCCAAGGATATAGTTGTGGCTAAAGATCACATTCGTAAGACCCTTTTTACGAATCATGGGACTCGGAATGAGGATAAGACTGCTGATACTGATACAGCCAATCTGATTGAGGATGATACATTCTATACACATGACATTTGTACGATTGAAGGTACATTGTACCAGATTGTTGGGCGAGTTGACCGGATTCAAATGAATGAGGATGGGAGTAGAACCCTTGTGGAGATTAAGAACCGAGCGAATAAGCTTTTCGGGAGGGTTAGGGATTATGAGGCGATTCAGTGTCAAACATACCTCCAGATGCTGAAGGATATTCATTACTGTCGTCTCATTGAACAATTCAATGACGACAAGAAGGCGTATCTCATTGAGAAAGATACAGAGAAGTGGACCAATGAGATTGTACCCAAACTACAAAATTTCTGTGAGCACTTCCATAGCATGTTGAGTGAATCAGTTTAGAGTTTTAGCATTTTAATTAAATAATGTGGAGTGATATTTTCTACACGAAACAGATATGTGAAGACAATCTTCAAGATATTGTATTCCTAAATTATTTCAATATTATACTGACATCTATAACATTGTGTGTTATTCTTTTAAAATCCCCAATTCATGTTGTAGATAATAGAGTTGATTTAAAGTAAACCTAAGTTAAATAATAAAATGTAACTTTATACTAATATGAGTCTCATTCCAATCAAGTTGTTGAAGAATAAGGCTAATCGGGATGAACTTTTGAGGATCAAAAATGAAACTGCTGAGATAGACACCAATGATTATATCGAATCCCGAATCAAGACCAATTCTAAAGCTAAAAACCTTCTTGCGATAGAAGATGCTTCGGAACTTGCGAAAGATTACCTCCATAAGAAGGGTGTCTTTGAACGTATCGCTAAGGATATCAAATTAGAGTCTGGTCAAAAGTTCAATTACTTCTTCCGCAAGACTAGCACAATGCTTAAGCGTAAACTTCCATGTACAGGTGCGTGTTCGGGTGTTGATTATATGTTGATGGAACATTCATATCCAGACGGTTCTGGTCATTATGGGATGGCTCGTATCGATCATAACAAGAAAACTGCTCAAATTTATGATTCGATGACTGATAGTGAATCTGATTTCCAAGAGCCTCTCAAGGCGACTCTCGGGGGTAAGTACAAGATCGTCACTGGATCCATTTTTGGGTGTGTGGGTCGTATTCAAAACGCCTCTGGTCAGAATTTGAACCCTCAACCTACGGGTGGATTTGTGTCTCAATCATTTAATGACTTCAAAAAGACGAATTATGCGGGTGGTCGTGGTGGTGTTCCCAAGAAGTACATGGAAGAAGCTTTCATGATCTCACAATATGATGAGTTGTCACAGCACCATTTTTGTTACATGGAGTCTTTTCATGCCATGATGGCTGATCTCGGTATGGTTGATGCGGGTCCACAGGACTCACGTGAGCGTCTAGAGTACATAAAGCGGTTCATTTGGGGTGTAATCTACAAGTATGATCTTAAAAGTTCTGGCGATACCGTTCAATGGAAATATTTCAAACAGTATTTCCCATATATTCTAGAAACCATGGGACCAGATGGTAAGCGTTTATCCATCCGTCGTGGGTACATCCAGTTACCGCCGACTCGTGGTAAGACGCAGTACCGTTTGAAGAAGGTGCGTGTAAATAATACCATTGATAGTACTTGGTCTCTCGAGAAGATTGCTAAATGGGCCAAAGGTACTAAAAAATGGATTAAACCAAAGTAAATAAAATATTTTAAATATATAATGAATGTATATATTTATAGGAAACCTGTTGTACATGTTATTACTACCAAGTAGAACCTAAGTAAACAAAAATAGAACTAATATGGAATATCTCGCCCTCATAGCGGAGAACGAACTCCTTCGCACTGAGAACGAAAAATTTAAGCAGGTACTGAACAGTGTCCAGTGTCCACAAATCACGAAAAAGGGTAAGGTCCATGGAATGTCCAGTGTGTTACGATCACGACGCGAAGTGTAATTTTACGTGTGGTCATACATTTTGTAAGACATGTACAACAAAATGGATTCAAAAAGGAAATACAACATGTCCAATGTGTAGAGCTCCTATATGTTTCAAGGGTATTATTAAACAAAGAAAGATATTGAAGATAGAATCACTTCATGAACTTTATGTTGACATTGTTTCTGAAATGTTTGAAGAATATTTTGATGAATACAAAGATGTTTTCATGATTTTTTTATTAGTTGTCCAAGAAAGATTTAACTATACATTGAAAAAGTTTCAGAATATTACGATGGAACAGATGGATCTCGTATTACGTTATACATGGATTTCGATTTGTGATTTAGTTGAAGATACTACATACATTATTTATGAACCACAAACTTATCGTAAATTTTTATTTGTGGGTAGAACTGAGTATGCGGTTCAAGAATCGAAGTAAAATATTTATATATCATATATATAATGAATAGTACATATATAATCTTAATTATTGTGTTACTTTTTTATCTTAATTATCATTTCAGTGAGGAGAGTAAAGTAGAGTTTTTATATATAAAAGATTTATTACCCCAATATGAATTTGAGAAAATACAACGTTTGTGTAGAAAATTAGAACCTCATATGAAAAATGATAAATTAAATATTGTTGATAATCGTAAAAAGTGTAAGATAACAAGGGATCATTACATTTCAAAAGTATTATCTTCTAAACATGTTAGAGATAAATTAAAACTTCTTGAATCAAATCCAAGTAATACACCTGTGGAATATCGTATATATGAAAAGGGTGGTAGAATGGGTTGGCATTGTGATGACCAATTGTATATGAAGCGCCAATATGAGATTGTATATACAACTGAAAATACATCTGATTCTAAAACACAATGGATAGATCCAGATACAAAAGAATTTTATTCAATAAGTACTGAACCAAATAGTGCACTTGTAGTAAGATCACAATCTGTGCTACATAATGTGACACAGGTAGGTTATGGAATAAGAAAGATTCTAAAGTTTGCTTATGTATAGAGATGAAGTTTTATTTTATTTAGTGAAACAACTTTAGGAAAAGATAGAGTTGTATAATAGAAGTGAGTTGTAATTAAAACCTAGAGTTCTAGGAATTCTCGAAATGTCTGTATTTCTTGATAGTCTATAGATTCCGCAAACTTTCTAAGTTTTTCAGGGAGGTCTGTTGGTACTAGGGAGCTCTCGATGTAGGCTCGAGAAATATTCATGTCTCTATCATCAAAATACTTGAGTAGTTCTTTGAGGGTTTGGTCATCTATGGTCTCCATGACTCCACAAAAGCTGTCTTCGTGGAATGTTGACCCTTCGAGGAAATTGTCCTTTATGTATACTTCAATATCATCGTCTTGGCTGGTGTAAATCTCATCAGAAACCATTGAGGAGTTCATGAGAGTACTGAGACCACCCGCGATGTAGCAGAGAAAATCCTTTTTGTTTGGTGATATTGACATGTTTGTAGTTGAGATGATGAAAAATTGGGGAACTTCGTGTGACTTAGGTGGCTTCGCTCCAGATACGGCCCGGAATGGTCTAAAAGTTCCATGAATTGTGTCGTCAATGGGTCGCGCGCTCCAGATACGGCCCGGAATGGTCTAAAAGTTCCATGATTTGTGCGTCAGCGAGGTACATGGAGGTCTAGGATTGGTCTAAAAGTTCTATGAATTGTGTGTCAATGGGTCGCTTCGCTCCAGATACGGCCCGGAATGGTCTAAAAGTTCCATGAATTGTGCGTCAGTATCAATGGGTCGCTTCGCTCCAGATACGGCCCGGAATGGTCTAAAAGTTCCATGATTTGTGCGTCAGCGAGGTACATGGAGGTCTAGGATTGGGGTCGCTTCGCTCCAGATACGGCCCGGAATGGTCTAAAAGTTCCATGACTCGTACTTGAAGCACAAGGTAGACCAAATCACGAGAAACACATATAAATGGTTGTCGTGGCCTGGGTATTTGCGAAAAAATCAGGGTAAATTATTTTCTTAGCTATATATTGAGAGAGAAATGCGGGGCAATAATAAGCTCAGAAATGCGGGGCAAAAATCAACT